AACTCTAATTCATCAAATTCTAGTTCAAGTAACGATTCCTCAAATTCTAGTTCTTCAGGATCTAACTCTAATTCATCAAATTCTAGTTCAAGTAACGATTCCTCAAATTCTAGTTCTTCAGGATCTAACTCTAATTCATCAAATTCTAGTTCAAGTAACGATTCCTCAAATTCTAGTTCTTCAGGATCTAGTTCTTCAGGATCTAGTTCTTCAAACTCTTCTGAAAATAGTAATGAAACCAACGGTTCCAATACTGTGCTAGAAGACGATGATAATGATAATACAGTCATTGAAGAAGAGGAGGCGCCGCAAATTTTTGCCACATCTGGTGATCCAAACTTGCCCCATATTCTAAAAATCGGCCAACAAGGCTATGCCGAATATATTGATTTAGGTTCTATGCCTACACGTAAAGAAGGTGTAAACTCGAGTCAGTTCAATCAATTCCAAATTGGCAATCGCCTCATTGAACTTCAAAAAATGTATAACGTAATTGGAAAAGAAAATATTATCGCAATGCAACGCGCCTTTGGTGTGCGCAGCCTCCACGAAGACCCTCCAATTGTAAAAAATATCCAAGACGGTTGTTTACCACTTGATTTTAAACTCATTCAAAAAGCCTTACAATACAGAATTGGCACTTTAAAAACGCGGCTTGGTCTCAAAGAGGGACAATTCTCCTCTAAATCCGATGAACGTCGCTTGAAATGGATAGAGAGTATTCTTGAACAAACAAAAGGAATCACAAAATCATGTACAGGTCCTGTAAAGGAGACGCAGACAGAGGTACAAACTGAAGCACCGTCCCCTCAATCGGCCGAGTGTGCGTGCTTATCAGATATGAATCTATTACGCGACCTCGTATACATTATGAGCCTATTACAAGGTGTTTCGCACCCAGAAGTTAAGAAACAACTAGAAAAAATTACACTAAAGCGCCTTTTGGCATCTGCGCGCAACAGTGCCGCGGAACCTCCCAAAAATATTTTACAAGATATCATTGAATTCTTGGAAAAAAATGTTGATTTACTTGATGCGGAAAATGAGAAGAATTCTAATGTAGAAAATCAGCAACTATTACGGGCGATATATAATACAATAATGGTTATACAAGATAAAGAACAAGTAGAAGAAGATATAAATGTAATACCTGAAATGATTTTGGAAGAACTTCGTAATATACGTGAGCGCATGCGTGAACTTCAAACCGGTCTTGAGCGGACTACAGAACAAAATGATGATTTGGCAAATATGCTAGAAGGATATGTTGCGGATTTGGCTGACGCGCAGCGTGAAATAGAAGGGACGCGGGCGGCGCTTGATGCTTCAAATGAAGAAATAGAAAGACTTCAGGGTATTATTGCCGAATATATAGCAGAAGTTGATAGACTAGTCGGATTTATTAGACGTCTTCAAGAACAATTAAGACAGCAGACTATTGATTATCATGCCGCTATCGCAGAATTTGCGCGATTTAATGAAGAACAGCGGACTAGAATAGAAGAAAGGCTAGAAGCAATTATACGGCAGAAGAATGCTATAATCGCGGGTCTAACAGATGAAAATGAAGAGTTGCGGAATTTATTGGTCCAATTAGAGGCCCGTGTTGCTGAATTAACACGTATCATTGAAGAACAAGATGCTGAAATTGATAAATTGGCAGGGCAGATTGATGATGCGCGGGGCGCTGATGAAGCGGCCACTGAGGCTATTGAAGACTTTCAGAGGCGCCTTCGTGAGTGTGAATCAGAAAAGGATGGACTGCGCGCGCGGTTGGCAGCGGCTGCCGCTGAGCGTGACGCTGCGGCCGCTGAGCGCAACGCTGCTACTCGTGAGCGCAACGCTGCTACTCGTGAGCGCAACGCTGCTACTCGTGAGCGCAACGCTGCTACAGAACGCGCGACATCTGCTGAAGCTGAGCGTAATGCCGCCACAGCCGCTGCGCAAACCGCGTCAAGTGAAAAGGCTGCTCTACAAGCCGAACTTGAGGAAATGCGCCGCCGTCTTCAGTCACTTCAAGATGATGTAGGAACACGTCAAAGTAGAATTACTACACTTGAAGCAGAAGTTGCCGAGTTGCGCGGTCAACTTGAAACATTGGGCACAGAAAAAGAAGAACAGCGCCGCAAATGTGAAGAAGACATTGCTTCTAAAAATAGAGAAATTGCTGAATTAAATCGTACAAAAGACGCGACTATTGCTGAAAAGGGGGCGCGAATTGCGGACCTCGAACGTCGTCTGGCGGCTCTTGAGGGTCAAATTACTGAAAAGGATGCGCAATTGGCTGAAAAAAATAGACAAATTGCGGCAGATGAAGAAGAAAAAGAGCGACTCAGAACTGTCGTGGCTGCGGCGGAGGCTACTGGGGGAGAGGCTGCGAGCGCAGTAGCGACACTACAAACTGAAAATAACGCATTAAAAGACCAATTAGCCAGGCTGCGTGAAGAAATCGCCGCCGAGAGTGGAAAACTAGCAGCCTTGACTGCTAAACACGATGATTTCAAGAGACGCATCGAGAATCTTCTGAATCTTCTGCTTATTGACCCGCGTCTCCGCGAGACAGCGCAGCGCTTCATGGACGGCGAGGGTGATGCCGAATCCCCGCCCCCTGAATTAAAAGCACCCTCTGCGGAAATGTGTACCTTTTTCCAATACTTGACCACAGTTGTCAATCTTCAAATGCGCAAACTAACATCAAGCGCCTTGAGTCCTGAAATCAAACGTGATATTTTGACCATGTATGCCGAGCCGGTCGCAGTAGATAAAGATGTGCTCTTGAAAGAGCTCACGGACTTTTTCCAGAAAGTGTTTGCGCACATTTCTCAAGCGAGGTCCATTCAAGCAGAAGGATTTGCTCTAGAAGGTGATTTTCCTAGAATGGCCGACACATTTGGGAAACCCGTGCGCGCCGACTTGCGTAGCGGCAGCCCCAAGTCCCAAATCTTTTTGAATGATCTCGGCTCCTTTGGATTCCTGAGTAAAGTAATTGTGGGGACAACTGGTGTAAGTAATATGAGTCTCAAAAAAGTCCAAGGCGTGGGAATTCCTACAGGATTTGTCGGCGACAATACTGCGGGCGAAACACCACTGGTTGTGATGGGAATTAAATACATACAACTGTTGGCGGAAGTTCTCAATACAAAGTATTCAGAAATAGCGCGCCAATGTGGCTCTAGCGGCGTTGCCATTGAAAGCGAGCCTGAAGAAGCGCCCCCTGCTCGCCCTGCGACCCCACCGCCAGCACCCGCACCAGCACCTGTAGCAGATTATAAACAGCGGGTGATTGACGCAATTAGGAGAGGCCGTGGCGACTTTAATACTGCCTCAGCAATTAGCGGAGCAATAAGTACATATACGAAACTTGTAAACCAAAAAGGCAACCCAAAAGATAAACAAGATTATAACAGATACTTTTTAGAAATATTATTAGGTCTCTACAAGAACTTTTATGATAATCAAAAGGGGAAGACGCCAATTGTAAAACTAGATATTCCTGCTATAATAGGTGCTCTCTTGGCACTTGGAGAAAGACAGCAAGATCTTAGTAAACTCGAAAAATTGGAATCTATAATGGCTAGATTACAATCCGCTCTACCATCTGGATTATAACCTCTTTAGTAAGAAATAGAAGATGGCCGAGGACTTGAATAGGCGGGTCAAATACAGCCTCTATGCGACGCTGATTTTTCTTTTGTTAACGAACCCAATGACATGGAAGTTCACACAAACACTCTATGCTGGATTGTCGGCCCCTATCGGATACTTGTTTCAAGGGCTGGTGTTCTTCTGCCTAACACTGGCTCTGTTCATGTTTCCAAACGCATAAGAAACACGATAGTGCTGCTTGTACGCGGCTGCCTCGGCGATCACATGACACTCGGCCTCCGGCTTTCCTTGCGCTTGGGCGGCCGCAAATGCCACGGCTCCAATCCGCATCGCATCCTCTCCCAAACTTGGGTCCAATCCTGGAAGAGGAGTCCACACTACAATACGCGCACCCCAAAGAGTAGACCAAGAGGCGTCCATTTACTCTTCTATAGCGCCTTGTCTCTAAGTTGTTGCTGTTGCTGCCATTCTTTTCTAGTCTCGTAACAGAAGTTATGAAAGCCTCTGTCATTGCCCTGATTTGCCTCGTAGCATTCCTAGTCGGCATCATCGCAGTGTCCTATCTCGGCTCTAGCGAGGGGTTTGCTGGAGGCCCCATCGGCGAAACAAATCCCCGTGGAACCTTCACCATGTACTATGCTGACTGGTGCCCTCACTGCCAAACTGCCAAGCCTTTATTCAAGGATTTCATGGGAACTGGAATCATCCAAGTCAATGGTCTGCCCATCAAACTAAAAATGGTTGAAGAGAAGCAGATCCAAAAGGGTGTAGACCCCCAGGTGGATGGCTACCCTTCCTTCCTGTATTCTGACGCCGCTGGAAAAGTGGTTCAATTTGACGGCCCCCGCACCCCCGATGGTTTTATGAAATTCCTCGAAACCCAGATTCTTTCTTAAGAATAAAATAGGATGAACCAGGGTCAAATAGAAACTATAGTAAATCAGCGACTGGCCGCGTTGAAAGAAGAAATCAAAGAGGAATTGCGTGCCGAGTTTCAAGGACGCAATATGACACGCAAGAATAATTCTTCTGGACACAAGAAGGCCGGTGAATCATGGGAGCGCTCCCCCAAAGGCAGCAAATGGAAGGCTGAATTGGAAGCCGCCAAAGAAGAACTGAAGCGTATCATTGGTGAGCGCACAGGTCAAGATGCCTATGCGAACCAACAACTCGTCACAAAATATGCTTCTGCGAAGCGCAAAGGGAATGCTGAAGAAATGTCGCGCATCGTTGAAGAAGTCGTGGCAAATGTAAGCGGGGAGACACCGGTGCCAGTTGCTCCAATTATGACACGCCGCAATCGTAACAACCGCAAAGCAACTACGAATACAAATATAAATACAAACACAACCACAAATACAAATATGAATAGACTCATGAATGCGAAGTATACTCCATTGCCCCAAAAACCAGTCACGCCGTTACCTGCGCCGCCACCAGGACCCGTACCAAAACCAGTAGAAGAGCCAAACGAGTTTAATCTAACCGAGCCTTTTACATACGGCGATGATCCCATGGGACCTTACTAGATGCTCTTGCGTCTTTGAGGAGGATTTCCAGTTGAATTCAAAAATTCAGTCGCCGCTGTGCGGCCTACAGCGGCAAGCATTTGTCGCTCTTCCACAGATGCCTCAAAATTCAGCGATGAAAATTCAGCACACGGAATTATAATTGTGCGCTCCCTATGTGTCTTTACTAAAGATTGATAGGAAGGCTTATAATAACCAGCAGTCAAAAGAGATATAAACCCACTAAAATCATTGACTTCTTGAGGCGTTTTCTGAAATTCAAATACAACTCCCAGAGTTTCCTTTGCCTCCTCATCGGTCAAATAACTTATAGGGTAATTATCAAATACTCCCCCGTCAACAAGCATCACATTTGTTTGAGGATGCTTGATTGGAATAAAATACAGCGGAATACACATGGAGGCACGAAGAGCAAGCGTGACTGAAAAGTCTGGCGTAGCGGCGGCTGAAAATTCCACCGGTCGCATATTCTGAATATCGGACGCCCACAGCCGAATTGACTTTACACGGCCAGAAGACTGTAAATCACCAAATGTTGTGTTAGGGCCAAACCCCTTGTGATAGAGAATCTTATGTATAAGTTTCTCTAGATTTGTCCCATCATCTACACCATACGTCTCTAGAAATTCAAATGCGCCATCTGGATCTACAGACCGCACATTTCCCCAGTCATACTCAAAACAAAACCGTTCAATAATAGACATTTTATATTCTAATGCGAGCATAAGAGCCACGAGCCCCCCAGCAGAAACTCCACAAAACTCCTTCACATGCTGTAAATAGGCTTCTTCATGAAGCACTTGGAGAACTCCGAGATAACTTATTACACGTATACCGCCTCCTGAAAATAAAAGGCGGCGCGGCGGCACGATGCGCATATTCTGTTTTTTCTTGTTGAATTTGATTAAGTAGGAAAGACCGCGGTCATGGCTGGAAATGGGCCGAAAGTAGAAGTCCCGCAACTTCGCCCAAGCGACTTGTTTGATAAACGCCGTGACCGCGATACAGCAAAACTAAAATCCTATAATAAAATTCTAGAACAAATTTATGGGCGCATCAAAACGGCGAGCCGTGAAGGCGCTGACCCGTGGATAATTTTTACCATTCCCCCTTTTATTTTAGGACTTCCAAGAATAGATTTAGAAGACTGCGTAGTTTATCTTGTCTATATGATGCGGGCACAACAATACGAGGTTCGGTATACGTATCCAAATCTCTTGTACATTAGTTGGAAACATCATGAAAAAGACTATATTCTGAAGGGGTCTCCGATTATGCAAAGTATGCTGGCTACACAAACTTCAAAACCTAAAAATGAATTAAGAGGGCAGACCGCAACACGTGTTCGGTTTTCAGATGAAATCAGGGAACAACCTGCGCAATTTGGAGGCATGCCAAGACCACAAACTGTTGGTCGCGCGCCTCCTAAGAGTACAACAACCTATCAGCCACCTACTTCATTCCTTGACGTATTAGAAAAAGGACCCGTAGCGGAGAGACCTAAAGACCCTCTTGCCGATTTTATGATGTTTTAATCGCGTTTATAATAACTTCAGGATGATTTAAATGAATATCGTGCGGGTTGTTTCCAGATTCTTTTAGAATATACTTTAGTTTTATCTCTGTTGCCTCTGAAAAAAGTGCCATGATTCCAGCATTCCGTTTACGAATATAATTTTGCTTCTTTTCAGTCATGGGCTCTTTTGGAGAATAGGATAGAACATACACTGAATTTATTTGAGGTTTAGGGGTCGCGTCTAGAAATTCAGCAAGAGCGGTACTAATATGCGCAGCGTATCCTCTTGTAAACTGTGTGGTGGGATCAATACACAGAAACTGAATTCCAGGATTCTGAAATTTAGCCAAACTGTAAAGTGCGAAAATACAGCCAAAGGAGTGGGCCAGGACAAGCTGGGGGGTACCACGCTGCTGAATTTCAGCCAGCGCCGAATTCAGTCGCTGCTGGATTTTTTCAGTCGTCTGTACATCATCTATAGAGAGAGATACATACATACTATCATATGATGATTCTATATATGTATGAATGGATGGTGTTGTATTGAACTCTTCTTTGGACCGATTTATACCCATAAAAATAATTGCGAGGGGTTTCATTACATATACGGCGCGGTAATTATTTATATAGGGATTTATTGGTCAGAGTATAATGTCCTCTTGGGGGAATTCACAAGTCCGACAACGTATTCGCCTTGGATTTCATCAAGATACTCCTGCGGGCACATTGGCGCCTAAACCTCTACCTGCCACAGTCGTATCCGCATATTATGAAATGCCTTCGAAGTATACACCAGATAAATACAGACTATGGCTGCGATACTTTCTTGAAATTATAGATTGTCATCTAGTCTTTTTTACAGATGAAACTATGAAAGAATATGTGGAAGAATGTCGACGACCCTTTATGGAAAAAACAAAACTCATTGTGTTACCAAGAAGCGACTGGGTTTCGAATACAAAATTTAGTGAACAGTTTTGGAGACAACAACATAATCTGGATCCTGAAAAGAATATACACTCAACAGAATTGTATAAAGTTTGGTATGAAAAGAAGGAATTTGTTCGGCGGGCTATTGCTTTGAATCCTTGGGCGCATACTGAGTTTCTCTGGATTGATGCGGGCTCATTTCGCTCCCCTGAATTTGCGCGTCTCTGTCGTTCCTTTCCCTATGCCGACCGAATCCCCACAAACAAAATTATGCTAAATAATGTTGGAGAGTTTACTTTACAAGACGAAAACTGGGCAGTTATAGGTGGCGAGCGCTTTCAAGGAAATACAGATGGGCGAATGCGTATAGGCGGAGGTTGTATCGCAGCCTCAAAAGAGATGATGCTCAAATATATCCAGCATTATGACACAGTGTTTGATAAATATATTCGTGCGGGCCTATTTGCTGGAAAAGACCAGATTGTTATGAATACAGTTGCCTTGGAATACAGAGAGGATATTTCTCTCGTGGAACCCAAGCCTATTGGCCAAGAATTCTGGTTTTATTTACATCTGTATTTGGGGGCGGCACCTGAAATTTATGCGCGCATGCGAGATAAGATTCAGCAGAAAAAGAAGACTACGTATTTGGAACTGTTAGGAGAGCACGAAGGCGTTTCGCAACCGCGGGCCCCAGTCGTCGCTCGCCGACTTTAATTTCAGCGAGTTCCTTTTCAGTCATTTCCAGTAAGCGCCGCCAGGTTTGCGCGACTTCCCAAATAGCAGCCGCCGACTTGGCGGAAACTCCAGGGCACCCCTGAAGCGCGGCACACGCAAACGCCTTCGGGTCATCCTTATTTGCCTTCTTGGTCACATGTTGAACATCCGTATAACTCAGTTGTTCCCCCTCAAATACAGCCGCATCCTCCGTAAGTTGTTGGGCCAGAAGAGTCAAAGTCGCCGCAGTATCTTCTGTAGATTTTGTGAAATAGACTGCGACGCCATATCGCAAAAGAAGTCGATGAATTAGTTTTTGTAGCGCAGGCCGATCAAGAGAGCGGCGACGTCCATCAAGCCCCCCTTCCAAAATATACAGTGCCTTTGCCTTTTGCTCCGCGCAAAAAGCCAAGAGTCGCGTCCTCTGCTCGCGATAGCGGCCATCAAGAAAGGATGCTTCAAAGTCTGCTGTAGTTTTACGTTCCACTACAAGTTTTGTTTGCTCAGCGACTTTAATCCACGCATCGCCAACAGGAAGTTGTTGAACGGCCGCTGTAGGAAGAAATGAAATAAGGCTGTGCTCACGATTATCTAAGACAATAGCCATATAGTCCTAGATAAGTATTCTATTGCGCTTTTAGTGCTTCTTGGTGTATCTGCGGTGTTTGCGGGAAACGCGGCGGCTCTTGCGTTTACCACCTGTCATTTGATTGGCGGGTGCTTGATTTTCATTGGTCTGCTCAGGAACAATTGGTTGATTCATAGGACCAGTGTTCTGGGGCACCACATTATTGCGGCGAGTGGTTTGATGGTTATTGTTGCGACGGTTATTATTGCGGCGGTTGTTTACCGGTACAATAGGTTGCGCAGCGTTATTGTTGCGACGGTTATTATTTGGAGGCACAACTGGCTGTGCGTTATTGTTGCGACGGTTATTATTTGGAGGCACCACGGGCTGTGCGTTATTGTTGCGACGGTTTTGGTTTCCTGCCGCAGGTGGCGCGTTGGGGACTTCAATTTGTGGTTCACTAAAAAATCCGCCCATCCTTCAATTCCTAGTTATACGCCAGAAATTAACCCCATTGCTGCCACTGCATCTTGGGTCCAAAAATACCCTCCAGATTCGGGTTGTACTCGCTGTACCCCTGACGTTTCAGACCCATACTCTCACCAGTCGCACGAGGCGCCACACCCATATTAATATCACTTACAGCGCCAGGAACCACCAACATTTGAGATGGATCTACCATAGGATTTAACGCATTATTTTCTCCAGCACCACGAACCACTTCATCTTCATATTCAATCATTGGGTTCTTTTCCTGAACTTCATATACCTCATATACGTTATTCGCCTTCTTCGCAACACTCGCAACAAGACCCTTTTCGCCATAAATCTTTGTAATCAGATCCTTTACAGAACCCTCATCTACGGATTTCATATCGGCAGTGGCGACAGGTTTATAGGCCATCAAGGCGTCCTTTTCAGCCTCCGCAGCCGCCGCGCTGTCGGGTGGTAAAACCTTGGTAGAATCAATATTTGTAAATGTCTCCTCCGTATAAGGCGCCGCCATAGGGGTTGCGTCCTTTACAAATAGACTCTGTTGGGCCTGGAACAGACTGCTGCTAGGTGGTAATTGAGACCAATCAAACGGGAAACGACGGCGCGCCATGTTGATGGCCTCGCGTGTAGGATCATAGCCGCCCTCGTTTTGGAACACAAAGTCTTGTTCAAAATCACCCTGCTTGTCTTCCGTAGTTACATAGGGTCTTGTTTGATAACTTGTATCGAGGACAGTGCGGCAATTGCGATCCTCAAATCCTTCACGATTGTAATAGCGCCCGCGTAAATAAAAAAGTATGTATGCGACTGCTACCGCAATTCCTAAAAGTACGGTAATATCCATGTCTTACGACACCTCTGTTTGAGCATAAGATTTTCAAATCTCCAAATAGGATGCGCGGAGGAAGAGCAAAGACAAAAAGAGCTAGTAAGAAATCTCCATCGGGCTCGGTTGCGAGCTCATCTATGCCCCGAAGCACAATGGGTCGTCTATTGCCGCCCGTAGATATTACTAGCGAGGCTCAATTACCAGAACTAGATAAGCGTGTAAATACAAACATCAAAACATTATTTGCCATTTTGGCAGATTGGTGCGGTCATTGCCAGAGACTAAAACCCATTCTAGAGGAAGTTGAAAAAGACCCAAATCGGTCTGTACAAATTGTAAAAATTCGGGACACTGTATTCCCCAAATCTCGGTACTCGGCTGAGAAGATTGAAGGATATCCCACGCTCATGTTAATTGACGAGGAAGGTTCCGTTGTAAAATTCAAAAACTCAAACGGAGAAGTCACAAACTCTATACCCAATTACAACGACAAGGAGAGTCTGCGCACCCTTGTGCGCACGGCGGGACGTCCCGAAGCCAACACATTGCTGGAAAATACAACCATCTCCATGGAACCGCCGAGCGCAAATGAAATGTCCGCGAGCCTAAGTGCGGCATCAAATGCGACTGTAAATCCCTCAACAGCAACACCCAATATTCCTAAAAATATCGTGGCGGATCGCTTATCTGAATCAACAGTGGCTAAATTAAATAATACACTTATTAACTCTTCTAATTCTCTTGTGCGGGAAACGGCGAGACCTATGCGCGGTGGATTTGCTGGGGGTCTCTGGTCCCAATTGGCCGTGGCGGCCCAACAACTTGCCCCTGCTGCGGCTTTATTCGCGACAGGTATCGCCCTGAAGAATACAAGACGCCGTCTGCGTAGCCGCGGTCGCAGTCGTAAGGGACGCAAAGGTCAACGCAAGTAAAATTGGCCGCGGTGGTCTAGAGCCATAAAAGTACCTACAACACAGAATGCCAGTCCACTTTCATATCCTGGACGCTTTCGCTCGCGATGAGGAAATCGTAAGCGAAAACGATGATCAAATCATGGTTCATTACCACCGTGATTCTGACGCAGAAGATGACGACGAGTTTCGCCCAGGGCGCCAGCGCTTCGCGTCCTCTGAAGATAAATTCAAAAAGGATCACAGTAAAAAATTAGTTATCGTCCACCTCTTTGGTAAGACAGCAGAGGGCTATAGCATCCGCGCCGATGTAAAGGGGTACAAGCCGTTCTTCTTCATTCGTGCTCCTGATGGCGGTGCGAGCACCCAGAGCCGCGCCGTCGCGGCGGTGCGCGACTATCTGAAACGTCATATTCACTCTGATTCAGCCCGCCAGGTGGAAATTACCAAGTGTAATCGTCGTGAACTGTTTGGATTTACCAACAACCGTGCGGTGCCCATGCTTAAACTCACCATGCCGTCTCTCGCGGTCTTTCGCGAAGTCAAGAGTTGCTTCTGTAATGGACTGTGGGAGCCTGAGCTTAAGAAGCTCGGCGGCAAGCCAGACCTGCTTGGTGATCCGTTCCTGAGAGGCGTCGCCCCCACAGTCTACGAGGCCAATCTGGACCCTATGCTTCGTCTCCTCCACCTGCGAAACATCAAGCCGTGTCACTGGGCGACAATTACAACTATTGATGAGGACCAGCTTGACACGGAAGATGTTTCCGTACTTGAGTGTGACTGGACTGACATTGGTCCCTGTGCGGTCCCCCCAGCAGCGACGGCCCCCTTCAAGGTCGCGTCTTGGGATATTGAGTGTATGAGCACCACTGGAGCATTTCCTGTAGCCAACAAGGATGACCCCATCATCCAAATCGGCGTGATTCTGAGCAAACTCGGCTCTACAGCGCCCCCTGAGAAGCACATCTTCGTTCTCGGCACGTGCGACCAGATTCCTGAAGGAAAGGTGTATTCCTTCTCAAGCGAGAAGAAACTTCTGGCCAAATGGTTTGAATGGCTCTGCGAGCAGGACATTGACATCTTTATGGGCTACAATATCTTTGGTTTTGATGAGAAATACGTCATGGAACGCTGCGAGCGTCTTGGGCTCGCTCTGAAGGATGACCGCGACAATATCATTGCCGTTGATGCGAACCTCTGTAGGCTCAATCGCCTCAGCGACGAGGAGGGCCAGATGCGTCTTGAAACGAAACGCCTCAGCAGTTCTGCGATGGGCGATAACTTCCTCTATCTCTGGACTACCACCGGTCGTCTGCGTGTAGATCTCTATCACTACATCAAGCGCGGCTATCCGCTGCCTTCCTACAAACTGGATGACACATCTCGCAACTTTCTTGGCGAGTCCGTAAAGAGTGTAGTTGTGAAGCCAAGCGCGTGGGGACTCGTAATTGGTGCTACGACGAAGCAAGATGTTGCGCAGGGTCGCAGTGTCGTGCTCCTGAATGCGAATGGCGACAGCCTCTGCGAGAAACTGGACGTTCTTGAATATGAACCTGGTCACCTTGTGGTGAGCCTTCCAGATGATGTAATTCCTGACGAGGTAGCCAAATGGGCGGTTGTAAAGGATGACCTGTCGCCCAAGGAAATGTTCAAAATGCAGGGGCAGGGTCCCGCGGAGCGTGCCATCATTGCGCGCTATTGCGTACAGGATTGTCAACTGGTGCTAGACCTCTTCAAGAAACTTGATGTCTTCAACAACGCCATGTCCATGGCTAACGTTTGTAGCGTGCCCATCAGTTACATCTTCCTGCGCGGCCAGGGCATCAAGATTGAATCGCTCATGTTCAAATACTGCTACGAATCCGACCAGTGTATCCGCGTGCTTCCTGCGGCGCGAGGCGACAGTGAAACCTATGAAGGCGCCATTGTGCTCGATCCTATTCCAGGATTCTACACGACCCCCGTAGGCGTAGCAGACTTTGCGTCTCTGTATCCGAGTACCATCATCTCGGAAAATATTAGTCACGATACTCTGGTGTGGGTGAAGGATTATGATGATGCTGGAAATCTGATTTCATTCCAGTGGGGGGCGGACGAGTTTGACAACCTGTCTGGCGTGCGCTACACGGATATTGAATACGACAATATGATTGACGACCCTGAAGATATGCGCAAGCATAAGCGGAAAATCAAGGCGGGTACGCGCGTCTGTCGCTACGCCCAGGACACGATTGGAACAATTCCTAAGATTGTAGCGGGTCTGCTCGCTGCGCGAAAGGCCAAGCGCAAGGAAGCCGAAAAGGAGGCGGACCCCTTCAAAGTGGCGCTGCTGGATGCCGAGCAACTTGCGTATAAACTGACGGCCAACTCCCTTTATGGTCAGCTGGGCTCTGGGACGTTCAAAGTCCGCCTCAAGCCGCTGGCAGCGTCTGTGACGGCGTACGGTCGTAAGCAGATTATGTTCGCGAAAGCCGCAATCGAAGATAGGTACGGAGCCAATTCTGGGCACCCTCACTGCTGTGCTACTGCTGAAACGGTGTATGGTGATAGTGTAAAGGGTGATACGCCTATCTTCATCAAGCGCGGTAACAATCCTGAAATCATTCGCATGGATGAACTTGTAGGAAATAAGTGGGGTGTGTGGCATGAAACTAAGGAAGCGTCTGAACTGGAGAATATTCAAATTTGGACGGAGCGTGGATGGACTCGTGTTGAAAGAATCATTCGTCACCGCCTGGCGCCCTCTAAAAAGATGTATCGCATTCTTACTCATACGGGTGTAGTAGACTGTACTGAAGACCATAGTCTCGTAAATATCAATGGAGATGAACTAAAACCCGCAGATGTATCGGTTGGTTCTGAACTTCTACATAATGATAAACTAAATAAGGAATTTAGTTCTACGCCCTGTGAAATCAATGAAAAAGAAGCATGGGCGATGGGATTCTTCCTAGCGGATGGTTCTTCTGACGCTTATAATGTATCTTCTGGAATTAAATATACATGGGCGATTAATAAGGCAAATAAAGAACTACTAGAAAAAGCGGCAAGTTGTCTGCCGTTTGAGACGAAAATCCTAGATACTCTGGAAAGTTCTGGTGTATACAAACTGATCCCCGTAGGAAATATCAAAGATCCTGCTCTGCGGTATCGCGAACTATTCTACAACAATGCTCGTGAAAAGCGAGTCCCTCCTTGTATTCTAAATGCGCCTATGCCTATTGTAACATCATTCATGGACGGATTCTATGCTGGCGATGGTGATAAGGTGGGGCAGAATCTTGGAAACTATCGCTGGGACCAAAAGGGCAAGGAAGTTTCTGCCGGTCTTGTAATTCTGGCACAGCGTCTGGGGTATTCAATCAGTATCAATGACCGTGCTTCTAAACCGGATGTGTTTCGCATTACTTGTACTAAATCATACCAACGTAAGAGTCTAAATGCTATTAAAAAGATGTATGAAATTAATACTGCGGATATTGTGTATGTATATGACCTACAGACTGAAAACCACCACTTTGCGGTTGGCCCTGGTAACCTTGTGGTTCATAATACGGATTCTCTCTTCATTAACTTCAATCCTCGCGACCCTGAAACGGGCAAACCTCTAGAGGGAAAGGAAGCAGTAAAGAAGACAATTGAACTCACTGAAGAAGCCGGTAAATTCGTAACGAAAATGCTAAAGGCTCCGCACGACTTTGAGTTTGATAAAGTCTACTGGCCTTTCATCATCTTTAGCAAGAAGCGTTATGTGGGATACAAGTACGAGTCTGCCGATAAGCATGTGCTCTGGTTTATGGGCGTGGCACTGAAGCGCCGAGATTACGCGCCGATTGTGAAGCGCATTTACTCTGGTGCGCTAAACATTCTGCTGAATGAGCGCGATGTGCCGAAAGCGGCCAAGTTCGTTCAGGATGCCGCGGTGGATCTCGTGGAGGGCAAATACGGTCTCCAGCCGCTCATCATCAGCAAGTCTCTGCGCGCCGAGTACGCAGACCCGTCACGTATAGCACACAAGGCGCTCGCAGACCGTATGGCTATCCGTGACCCTGGTAATGCGCCAGCGAGCGGGGACCGTATTCCGTATGTATATGTTCAGCCGCAGACGGGCCAAGCGGCACCAGACCTCCAGGGTGACCGTATTGAGACGCCCTCTTATATCAAAGAGAAAGGTCTCAAGCCAGATTATATGTTCTACATTGACCACCAGATTGCGAACCCAGTGTGCCAACTGTTTGGAGTCGTTGTGGAGCAGATTCCTGGATTTGAAGCGTACAGACCTCGTGGGGGCTGGAAGACGGACAATCCAGAGATGCTTGTGACGCAGAAGGAGGCGGCGGCGTATGAACTGCTCTTCCGTGCGGCGATGGATAAAAATAACGCGGGCGCCAAGCGCGCATTTGCGAAGATGCTCGGTGCCACTCCCGTGACGACGGAGGAGCCGGTCAAGAAGCCTGTGCGAGCACCTGTCGCCCGCCAAGTCGTGCGTCAAGCGCCCGTGGCAAAACAAAGCACTCTTGACAGTATGTTCATGGCAACCGTTCAACTAACTGCGATGAAGGCGGCAACAAAACAGAAAAAGGCCGAGGAGACTGCTGAGAAGAAAAAGGCTGAAAAGGCTGCTGAAAAGAGCGCCAAAAAAGCTACGACAAATTCTTAATAAATTGATTCATCTCTTTAATGTTCCGAGATAATTTATCAGCATTGCGTAAGTATCTTTGAATTGCGAGCCTATCTCGCTCAGATATCGACGGTCTAATACGACCTGCTTTCCGTGTTTTACCTGATTTGTAATTACTAGGCATTTTATCAATTAATTTTACCATTCCTTTACTCATAATATTTCCATATTCATTTGATGTTAATGTAAACCCATATTTTTCATAATAAGGTATTAATTCATCATCTGCTGGTCGTAATTTCATAAAGGGGATCGCATTATCAATACAATAATTTTCAACATCATTTAGCATTGTATATCCCAATGTAGTTCCAGTCTCTTTAGCGCATATTAAATCTATAAACAATGATTTTGAAGGTCCAGTAACAATATTTCGAGACGACATGGGTATACGACCAGCATTTAATTTATCATAGTTTTTAATAGACCATACTACAAATCCCACTAATTTATCCTTTAAAAAATACGCATATCCTTTAGAGAATTTAATATTATCTGGATTTAATATATCTGCGATATATTGTTCTGAAATTTGATTTCTACAAACAGTCATCGCATGCGCATATAATTCTTTAATTAATCCCATACTTCCACTACGAACAGTTCTTCTCACAAGACCATTCGGAGCGGTATATATATTTGTTCCAAAATTTTTCAAATCTGATGCCATCCTAATTACCGTATATAGTGTTAGTTTAAACCAAGTCTCTATATAGGAATAGATGGGAAATACTATAACGGGCTTTCAGGACTTGTCAGACGTTTCACCCCTACGGCCCAATCGGCCGCCCATATCAGGCCAAGCGGGCCTTCAAGCCCTTTTTCGCGCCGAACAAGTGGACCAATACAGAAAGCGTGTGGATGAATCGCCGCTAAACAGGGCCGCGCGGCTGGGTCAAGATTATGTCCCTGTGCCTTTTTCAATTGACCGCATCGTTCCTCTTGCGGATGCGAGTGAGCCGTGGCCGAGTGGCATGGTTATATGGATGGACCCAACAGCCGACGGAGGATTACCACATACAAGACCACCGGATATAATCTGTATTTCAAAAGATTTTCCCCAAGCCGACTTGGCAAATACGCTGCTTCATGAGCGCGTTCATGTGAGTCAGCGCTTACACCCCAAAGCATGGTTGGGGCTATTTGAAGACACATGGCAATTCAAACCGTGGTCTGGCGCACTTCCAGCCGATATTGAGACGCGTCGCCGCATAAATCCAGATTTGCTTATGGTACCCCTCTTTATCTGGAAAGATACTTGGGTGCCCCTGGCCCTTTTCAAATCAACTGTAAAACCCAAGTTGACTGAAACAGACCTTGTATGGTGGGACGCCAAGTCGCGCACATTGCTGCGCTCACCGCCGCCAGGTTGGCTGGATTATTTTGGAAATATACCAGCGGGAGAACACCCCTATGAACTCATTGCGTATCTCGTCGCCGCAAATCCAAAGCAAAACAAGGCCTATCAAGCCATCAAACCCCGACTTGCCACGCTGCCGACATCCGCCGTGTAAGGCGATTTGGAAAACTATAGCCTAGGCTTTCAATAGGTTAGGGGGGTCCAATTTGGCATGGACCTCATCAAAGAGATTTGGAAGGATCTTAAAAGTCTAGGGTTTGAAGGCAATATAGAATCATTTACACAATTGTATTCATGGCTGCGAAAAATCCCATTAATCCACAATGTTCCAATCTTAAAAATACATAAGGATAAAACCTGGTCTTCAAAACTATGTTCATTTTCTGAGCGTGTGCTAGTCAAAGCGGGCAGTTTTGGAGTTCCTTATCTTGCTTATCGTGAAACCCCTGATGGAAATGGAGATTATGTATTTATAAAAACATGTCCTAAGTTTCCAAAGTCGCTTCTTCTGGAGGCTATTCTCCAGTGTACAGCACGTTCTGTTTTAGGATATTATGGTTTTCCAAAGGCTGTTTCGCGCGTTATAGATATATTTCAGCATCCCAAAGATGGATTTATATTCAGTGTAGAGCGTAGCCCTGGCGTGTCAATCTTTTCTGATTATTTAAAAAGTAAAATAAAATGGGGCAATCCATGTGTAGAAAATGACAAATTAGTTCTGAGTGTTATTTCGCAAGTGGCTTCCTATGTCTATATTCTTGAATCCACAATAGGATTTAATCATCGCGATATAAAGGGCACGAATGTACTTATGATTGCTGACTGTGCGGCATATGTAAAACATGTAGATATAAACGGTCACAAGTGGAGTTTACATGCGCGCACGCGCGCCATACTTATAGATTTTGGATTTGCGTGTATAGGACACCCTTCTGGAAGTTCTATTGTGAGCGCAGGAGAGCATTTACCCGAGATTGATTTCTGCCCAAAGTTGGGGCGCGATATGTTTATACTCCTTATTAATTTATGGAATGTGGAAGATTTTCGCGAAAGTGTGACGGATGCGACGCGTGACCTTTTTAGACGATGGCTTCAAGGGCCTGTAACAAATTGGGCAGACTGGCTCATGTCTGCTGTAGAAGAGGCTTCAAAAAATCTTGAAGGCATGTATTTATTGTCAAATGCGGATCATTTCACATCTAAACCATGTGCGCCGTTAAATATACTGCGCGACATTGCGGATACTTATCCAGATTTATGCGTGTTTACTAAATAGAAAAATGAATTGTATGCTCGGCGCTTTGGTTGGCGACGCCGCAGGGGCTGTTCTAGAGTTTATGGCGGGACCGCCAACAGAAGAACAAGTTGAGCATGCGATGACAATGCCCGGTGGTGGGCGTATGCGGGTTGGCCGTGGTCAAGTGACAGACGACGGCGAATTGACAATGACACTTTGGCAGGGACTTATTACATACGATACAGGTCCCGAATTTCCGGTTCTTGACATCCTACAAGGCTATCAAGAATGGCATGATTCGGACGCATTTGATATAGGGCACACTTGTGCCTCGGCATTTGGCAAAGCGAGCGAACTCTTCAAAGGTGGCAAACCTACAAAAGATGAACTAGAGGGGTACAGGGGCTTTGTAGAAGAGCGAAACGCATTTTCTGAAGCCAACGGGGCCTTGATGCGCGCATCTGCCATAGTTGCCGCGGGCCTTGAGAAACCCGCATGGATGACCATACAAAATGCTATAGAGGATGCGCGCTTATCGCATCCAAACCAAGTATGTCAAGAAGTCAATGCGATTTATGTCTACGCGTGTATCTTGGTGCTACGTGGATTTAACTTGATTGAAGTGCTGGAAAAACTGGATGTATTCATAAAAGATGAAATTAAATCTGAAAAAGTGCTGGAATGGTATTACAAGGATTCACTGGATATTTCTGGGCTAGATGCGACGGAACGCATCGGTCATGTGCGCTGGGCATTTACGATGGCCATGTATTTCTTGCGCCATCCTGAAATATCATACAAGGAGGCGATTCGCATGACTCTTCTGAAAGGTGGAGATACAGATACAAATGCGGCAATTGTGGGGGGTCTTGTGGCTTGCCGCCATCCTATTCCAGAAGATATGCTTCAGCCCGTTTTGCGGTTTGATTCTGCCGAGTCTGGAATTCGACGCCCTATTGAATTTTGTGCGAAATATGCGATTGTTCCCTATTTACAAGCCACAACAATGAATAGGCCGCCCACACCAATCCCTTATTTTGACTTTCCTAAATAGGTTAGTATGGCAGCAGGAGCGCCTAGAATTACTTCAGAATACTTGGCGAGCGGCACTGAAGGCTGTATTGTGGGGCCAGCCTTGCCAAATCTTTCAGAAAACGGTTCAACATGGGAAGAATACCCCGATAATGTAACTAAACTCTATAAAAATAGAGATAAATATAATAAAGCGCAAACAAATACAAGGAAAATAGTGGATTTATTACACAATAATTCTCACAGAGTATACCCATACAGATACAAGGGATATATGGGCTTAAATATATCAAAAACAATGCGCAAATCATGCGAATTAAATCGAAATATGCCCCTACTTCCTCTACGAATGAAGAATTTAGGAGTCTCTATAGCAGATTTAAGTGAAAATAGAGATGGTTCTCTTAATAAAACAAAGACGGTATCATTTGGCGTTATAATAGATAGTATATACAGAATATATAAACAGTTTGATACATTGTTTAGTAATGGTTATATCCACGGTGATGTGCGTCAAACAAATGTTATGATTCATCCTGGTACTGGAAAAATTACGCTTATTGACTTTGGCTGGCTATATCCAATAGATACTTTCTTTATGGAATATAACGATGCTTTAGGATTTTATTCTAATCCTCCTGAATCTTTATTGTATAGTTTTATGGTTGATAGGCAATATAGCCCAAAATATAAATATTTGAGTTATATATTGGATCCTAGAATAACTGAAGGAACTATTCGCCGCACAATACGGACCGACTTTGTAAAAGGTGATACGATTCCAGTTAATAATAAAATAGAAGCCTATCAATATTTCTCAAAAGGTGCAGGGAATAAAATAGAAGATGCGGAATTACAAGCCGCTCTAACGAACGCAGCACTTTACTTTAAAGGAAATATATCTGTCGCGGATCCAAGAGATTATAACAGTGAATTTCATCAATATTGCCGAATGATGGCACCATCCTTTGATTTATACGGTCTAAGTTTTACAATTCACTTATTAATTAGGTCCGTATATAATGATCTTAGTACCATAACAAAAAATGGGACACCATACACAGAAGAAGAAAGGGTTCTTATACGAACTACAATTGAAGAACTTGTAAGAGATGTAATAAGACCAGGAATGGCACTGGATATTTCAACTCGCATACCTATTCGCGAAGCCTGTAGGCGGTTGGAACCCATAATGACTTCTTATCACGATAGGCTAAACGGTATGACAGGTGGTCGTCGTGGTAAAACACACAAGCGTCGCCGTGGAGGGCGAAAGACGCTGCGGCGTAGCAAATAATTTCTGGAGCTAGAGTAGAAAGCAATGAGGAAAAATGACGACCGCTAGTCCCATTTTTTTACGCGAAGAGCATTTTGACCTTGTATGGGATATCTTTACGGCTGTATTTCCAGCCAAGTACGGCGATGAATTCATGGATGCCTGGATGGACCGAAATCCGAATCTATCCTACGGCATGTTTGGCCCAGATGGCAGCCTCCATGGATTTATCTTAACTACACAAACCAAGAGTTACGCAAGTCACACTCAAAAAATAGAATTTTTGGGTGTGAATCCTTCCTGTCAAAAGGGGGGGATTGGCACACAATTGTTGAAATTGATTCTGGACTATTGTCTACGGACAAATTCACGTGCTACGCTTATACCAGTAAATGATCCTCGCATCATTCATTGGTATAACAAACACGGGTTTGTAAATTATGGGTCGCCCTTTATCTCCTCGTATACGGGAGATATTGAGCAACTTATGATTTTTAATCATAACGCTTCACCAGGTCCGTCTCTGGGAAACGGAAGCGAGGAAACGGCACCCCGCCGTCAGCGGGCTCCTTCCCTACAGCAAGATACACGCACGGAACTAGAGACTCGGGTAACTCGAGAATCTTTGCGACTTCTGACGGCATGAACCCCTCCATAGGGCAAGACGCAATCTTCAGTTCTGCCGCGGCAGCCAGACCAAAGCCGAGCGCAATATAGGCCTGCTTGGTCGCCCACGCAACCTTGTCAGGTAGTAAAGCCAGAAATCCCATAAGCATTCCTCGGATAGACTCCGCACCAGTGCGCTTCAGATATTCCTCGGCCCGCGCATTCACGTCACTGTGCGCACAGAAAATATACAGCACGCTACACGTGGAAACCTGAGGCTGGTCAAAACTCACTGCCTTGAGTTTTTCCTTCAGAGCCGGATTACGAACTGCCAGAACGGTATAAGGCTGAAGACCAAAAGAACTCGGCGCATTTACAATCGCATACTCAATACCAGATACGTTAAAAAACCCATCCACGGGCGCAAAGGTCTTGACCGCGCGACGCCAAGTGACATTTCCTAGAAAGGACTGGCTATTTCCCATTTGTGTATAAATGAGAAATAAACTTTAGACGGATAATTAGAATGTATCCAAATAGCGTTTCCACACTTTCATGGCTTGACGCATACCTTCATTCTGATACTTGTGATACTTGGCACGATAGTACATTGTAGTCGCCACTTGATGACGATAAGCGGTAGGTTTCCCCTTGAGTCGGTGTATACTCTTGCGCGCTTTTTCGGCTGTTCCATACCCAATCCCTCTTGTGCGTGGGGCGCCTCTGGGATTGTCATTAAACAATTGATGACTCTTCTTCCGAGTCTTCATACTCTTACTCCAGAATTTAGACTAGCTGCGACTCTTCCATTGCGTGTGGCAATGCGTACAGATATAGAGGAATTTCATATTGGCAGCATCGTATTTTAGATAAATAATGTCGGGTTTTACACTCGGGTTTGTACGACTAGGACAGCCTGTCGCGTTAGGACAAGAGATCATAGACACGTGGGGTAGACGAGGATCCTGCTCAGTAAATTCATTCACAAATACATTGTATGATTCGGATGCCTTTTCCTGAACAATGACTTCCATAACAAGCCCCTTTTTCTCATCTTCTACATTACCACAATTCTTACAGACCCGCGCAAGGTCGCCGCCCTTGGTGGAAGCGGCCTTGGGGGCCAGGGGCATGTAATAATCACAGACAGGGCACATATGTTCAAGAAGCGACATTGTATTGATTCTCCTACTTGGGCCCCCCAATTGCCGCGGACTTCAATTTTACGAGACGTTCCAGGGCTTGCGCATAATTCGTTTTTCCACACAAACTATATGGAAGATTTAAGTATTGTAGTTCACCTGCTTCTTTTAACTTTATGAGGCGGGCCTCAAGCCGTTCTAAGGCTGCGGGAAGACGCTCTTTAAAGGCGTCTTCAAACTGTCCAAGTTTACTCGGCTTTTCAATACAGGATAGAATATACTGAATACATGAATGCTCTACACATTTCGCGTATGCCGCCGACATTTCATCGCGCCCCACTTCAAATCCTGGCTCATGCCGAAGCGGGGCCGTGTCCATAAGACTTTGAAGCGTAATAAGAATTGTTGAAATGCGCATAATACTAGACCATTTAGGACCTGACCAGGTCCCCAAAATGCTCAGACATACCTTTCCTTCCACATACATGTTGGGATGAAATCGCGTATTCCCATCATACGTGACAAATTTTACAGACGGCGGATCAAATGGAAAGGTGGACCCTACAGTGAATTCATACATCATCGGACAATCTTCATACGGCGTTCCTTGCGGTCCGAAAATACATGCTTTGCCGAGCATCACATTAGAGTCATCGGCAAAATAGTAAATTCCAGATTCTGCGTATAATGGCTTCTGAAGTTCATTCGCATCTGCCGCCGCCCTTTTTGTTGCCGCTACTGCCATTCTGCCTATGTGTTCGTTGTAGATATAGTGGACCGCGCATTTAGGCACTCGAGAGAAATGTAAAGGTAAATAGACTAAAAATGGACGCCGCAGGGGCCCGAGCAGGACTAAAATTGACCCCCGCGGCCGCCCACTCAATAGATACTCTTCTTACAATGGCTCAGGATTCGTTTCTTGGTTCCGCACTTCAGCAGTTTCTCGAGGAGAGGCGGAGTGGGCGTGGTGGACCCGTTACGATGACGGGGATGGGAAATTACAAGGGATGTTGGAATATCCTGGATGGCGATTATCCTAAATTCCTGGAACTCGTGTACGACTATCTGTTTGCGCGCGGACTGAGACCTAATAACTTTGTAGAACAGCGTCGCACGGATGGTGTTACGCCGCTTCTCGTAGACCTCGACTTTCGGTATCCTGGCGAAAAGAACCTCGAGCGCGTCTTTACGACTGAACACATTCAGAGCTTTGTGAATGAAATCGTAACTGTTCTGAAGGAGCACTTTGATCTGAAAGACCGCGATCAGATTCGCTTCTTTGTGACTCTGCGCCCCCAAGCCTATCAGGACCGCAAAGCGCCCGCAGGTGGTAAAAAGGAAATCAAAGATGGTATCCACATTCTGTGTCCTGACTTTACCGTGAGCGCCGACCATCACGGTCTGATTCGGCATATCCTCCTAGACCGCGAGGCCGTAAAGAAGAGCTTTGATGGAACGGGCTACATCAACAAGGATGACGATGTCTTTGATAAGAGCATCGCGCACGGGAAGAATGGGTGGTTCTTCTATGGCGAGTCGAAACCGGATATTCCCGCCTATTCCCTCGCACATGTCTTTAAATACAAGCCCAAAACGGATAAGATTACGGCTGAGACTGTGACAAAATACGACGATGCGACTCTTCTGCGCCTCATGAGTATTCGTTACAATCTGACGTCTCCGCTGACAGTCCAGGAGAAGCAGAGGGAAGTCGTTGCGGAAGCGATTTCTCGCATGAATGCGCGCGCCGCCGCGGCTATTGTGCCGCACCAGAGCCCCGCCCACGGTCCCATGGCAACTCCTGATGAACTTGTTGGAATGCTCCCCCTCATCATGGATAGTTTCAACACGATCGTATGTACCGAAGATGAGGTGAATCTTGCGAAACGGCTAGCCCTCGAGTGTCTGAGCACCGAGCGCGCCGATGGCTACGAGACGTGGATGAAGGTGGGATGGTGTCTGCGCAACATTGACCCCAGCGACGAAATGTTTGAGACCTGGATGAAGTTTAGCCAAAAGTCTGCCAAGTATGATCCGAGCGCAATGGAAGGCCAGCGTCGCGAGTGGCTGCGTGGAACCATGAAGCGCGTCAATGGCTCGCCAAGTCTAAAAATGGGAAGTCTGAAAATGTGGGCGCGCGACGACAACCCCGTGAAATACTCCGAAATCATGGACGGAGACATTATCTCATTCATCACAAAAGCGGGTCTAACATTTCGTGGCGGCACGCACCATCACGTTGCTCGCATGGTCCACAAACTATACTATGACGTATACAAGTGTACTGTTGAGGGTCGTAGCACGGAATGGTATCAGTTCAAGGATCACACGTGGAATCCCATGCCCCAGGGCCTTCTGATTAAGACCACCATCACGGATGATATCGCAAAGAAGGTGGATTCTGCGCGCCACAGTCTAAGGGCTCCTGAGAGTGCGGACCCTTCGTATGAGACAAAGATGAAAGATTATATGGAGAATATGACAAAACTTCTAAAACTTCAGGAAAATATCTACAATGCGAACTTTAAGGATGCTGTAATGAAAGAGGCGGTTCAGATGTTCTATGACCCTGAGTTCTACAAGCGCATCAACCAGAATCCTTACTTTATTGGCTGCGCCAACGGCATCCTCAACCTGCGCGAAACTATCTTTGATGCCCATGGTCAACCTGTTAAATACAAGCCGACGCTCCACCCTGGATCCGCTGCGGATTATGTGACCCTGAAAGCGGGTGTCACTGCGGATGGAAAGGAGCCGATTGATTATGTACCCTATGACCCTAATGACCCCATTCAGAAGGAAATCATGGATTTCTTCAAGAAGCTGTTTCCTGCCGATGACCTTCGCGAGTATGTTCTGACACTTGCGGCGGGCTGTCTGGAGGGCGCAAACAAGGAGCAGTGCTTCTATATCATGACGGGGTCTGGTGGCAATGGTAAATCCAAGTTTGTGACGCTGATGACGGATGTTCTGGGTCAGTATGCGGGCTCTCTGTCTTCTACGGCGCTGACTCGTAAGAGGCCCGAATCTGGCGCGGCGAATCCTGATATCATGAGCATCAAAGGGTGCCGTTTCGTGGAGATGAAGGAGCCTGATGAGGGCGAGCCGATTAACTCTGCGCGCATGAAGCAGTTTAGCGGTGAGGATCTCGTAGAGGCCCGCGGCCTCTTCAAAGACCAGGAGCGATTCAAGATTACGGGCAAGATCTTCCTGGCCTGTAACCGCATGCCGCCGATTCACAGCATGGACGGCGGCACTTGGCGCCGCATCCGCGTGATTCCCTTTGACAGCCGATTCCTCCCTGTGGGCGACCCTATGATTGACCACAGCCGTCACATTTACCAGCGCGATGATATGCTGGACGAGCGTATCAAGGCTTGGCGCGTTCCCTTCTTCTCACTGCTGGTCCACTATTACGAGACCAAATACTGCCCCCACGGCATCAAGAAGGTTCCTGCGGTGGTGCTACAGGCGTGCGAGAATTACAAGGGCAACTATGATACCTTTGGAAAATTCATCAAAGCGCGCATTCGCCGCTCCCCTGGATGGGACGAGCCGCCCATGTTTAAAACTATTGCTCACACGTATAAGAACTGGCAAATGGACCAATCTGGTAAAAAACTCACAGATAATGAACTGCGTATTCGTCTGAATGAGCTCTATCAGGCTCCTGCGGACGGAAAAACCTACCTACACCTGCGCCTCTTTAGCAACGATGAGGAGGCAGAAGATTATGACAAGGAACTGAGCGAGGCCTAAACTACTCCAGCAGCAATTTCATTCGGCGTAGGCTCTTGTGACGGCTTGCCATTTTTATATACGGGATTTGACACGGGCTGCGGGTCTTCTACCTGACTTGTATCGGCTAGACACATATAAAGTGGGATTGTAATAGGAAAAAATACCACCCCTATGACAATTCCTACAGCCGTACAAAATTTTTCACCAAGACTCATTTACTATTCTATAGGTGTAAATCTTAGGCCACCTGTACCAGGATAGCATATACGCAGAGCGTTACAAGCGCCATAAGGCCAAGTGTGAAGAATCCAGCACGCCACCCGCCGCCAGGTGATGTCCAGCGCACCGCAACAATCGTAACTGTAATTACAATCCAGCCAAACCAAAAGATGAGGAGAGCAACATCCTGTAAACTTGGCGCATTCTGTTTTTCATTAGGTCCGCTCATAACTGTATCCAAAAAGGTGCGATCAGATGCCTCAATCTTAGCCCTCAGTTGTTTCATTTCCGCAATTGACATGTCCTTCTTCTTTGTCAATTCACTCAACTGGGTATTGGCTTCAGAAGTGGTAGAACCCGTTAGGCTCGCAATGGCCGCAGCATTATCGCCCGCAATCAATAAATTGTCAAATTCTGCCCTCATTTGTGTAAACGTATTTTTAAAATCGTTTATAGAAGGACTGAAGAGGTTATTGGCGCGAACTGTATCTGAATTTGTTCTACAACTTGCGATATAAGAATTAAATGTCTGTGTCTGGGATGTATTCGTCAAACACTGTGCTTGTAAGGGGCTTGTTCCCGCCATTGGGTCTCTCTGTTTATCTCTAGAAAGGTTCTATTGATTAGGAACTCAATGCGTCTTTCGCCTTTGATGCGACTGACTGCGCGGCGGCACCAGCCTGCTCTGCCATGCTCGCCGTGGCAGCCAGGGAACTGGAATAGAGGCCCTGTATAGACTCGCAAGTCGGGGCCGTGGGCGGGCCGCCATATTGCTGGAAGCGGCGGCGATTCCAGAAACGGAGGTCGCGTGATTTATCCGTGTATTGGTAGCGCACTACAAATGTCAAGACAAGCGCCAGAAGGATAAGGAAACTAATCGTGGAAAATACAGACATGGGAATGACGCCAGCACGTGTCAAATACAGCATTGGTGCGGTTATAGTCAGCGCAATGAAAAGCAGTTGCATGAAAAACAGCGTGTCGCGCTTATTTCCAGCCGTCCACTCATTGATTTCAAATTGACGCTTGGCAATCTGACTATCATACGTCGCAGCATCGGCAGCGGCGCGGGCGTTTGAAAATACAGACTCTTGTGTATTATCCAGATCCTTATTGCGCACGTGGTAATAAGAGATATTCTTTACGGTGTCGCCAGACCTTACGAGGTCGCCATACACCTTTTCAAAATTGTCGGAATGTTCCTTCGTGACTGTACTGTAAAGCGCACCTTTTTGCTGGGCGATAAACTGAGACAGTTGTGCGGGGTTGTTTCTCAGCGCCGTCATGGCATTGGCTAATTCAATATCCTGGAGACGTAGAGTATCCTGAATATTCTTGTCCAGAGACATTCCCTGTATTCTATTTTAGATTCCTAAATAGATTATGCTAGGAGAATCTATTTAGTTGAGGATTAGAGTCATTTCTAGGTGCGAGCAATATAGAAAATCATAGCAAGTGCCGTTACATTTAGAACAGCATAGAGCGTCAAGAGATTCTGATTGGCTCTATTCTTTTCCGTAGTATATTCAGCCATGCGCTTGTGTAAATCGGCGGCGGCGGTCTCACGCTGAAGAATATCGCGCTGTTCCAGCAAATCTTCGCGACGTTTGGCGAGACTTCCATTGACTGCGTTGATTTCAGATTGAAGCGCCGATGTGCTCGCATAGCGCTTCTTGGAAATCCCATTTGTAATTTGAGTCAGCAGCGTCAACTTTTGATTCAACATGCGCGCAGCAACGAGGCGTCCCTGGACAACCGTCTCTTGATTGCCCGCAAGACTCTTGCTCGCCACAGACTGTAAAAAACTATCTAGAGCGGCAAAGTAGCGACGTTCATAAAAGCAATACTCTTTCTTCAGGGTTGTCTGAACTTCATTCTCTTTTTGTACAAATGTCTTCATAGGGTCGCTAGTTTCGGGGGAGGCTAGCGGTGTGCTTTGAAGAGATTGTGGCGCAGGTGGGCTTGGCAGACGCCCTTGAGATTGAAGAGATGAAATGTACTGTGCGAGCCAACTCTGCGCGGCCAAACCATTTTCCATCGGCGGCAAGGATTCAGGTAGGAATCCATTAGGGAATTTCTCTGCGATTTCTGATGGTGTCATTGCGGGGACAGATCCTGTGCCTCCACAAAAACTACTCATAGCACTCCTAAACTAACGACTGAAATTTATAACTCTTACACTGTCTTGCCCAACTTGCCAGAAAAGGCCAGAATTCCCACTACAACAAAAACAAGTGTCGCCCCAGCGGCAACTGAATAGAATCTGGAATCTGTAAACAAGGCCATCACGCCGCCAGAGGTATAGGCTGAATTCAGAGCGCCCGTCATTGTAGGCACACTGAAAAACTCGCGCAGCATAAGGCCACTAAGAAATAAGAGCAAAATGCCAAATCCAATTAGGATAGGCACGCTCACTTTGTGAATGGGCTTTGTAAAGCCAACGATAGAACCAAATCCTTGATAAAAAGAAAGGTCCTTCTCTGGTTTTTCAGTATTTCCTTGTCGGGCGTGGGAGGTTTCCAGATCGTTGCGCAAATCTTTCAGTTCCTTTTCCAACTTAGGCAACTCTTGGCGAAGTTGCCCCACTTGCTGTAATTTGGCCTGAACATCGGCATTTCCAGACATGTTGGCGAGTTGTCTAGAAACATTTTTATTCAAATCTGTGTATCTTGTAATACCGTTTGATAAATAGGAAAAAGCACGCTGCGACTGCGCATAATCAACATCAGACTGTGAATCCGGGCTCGCAGAAATCCCTGCGCGACTCGTATAGCGTGCCAGGGCAGCATTCATTTCATTAATTTTGCTTGTCACTTGCGCATCATTATAGGCGGCATCAATTTCCGTCTTTTGCTGTAATAGATTTGCCTTTTGAGCACTCCAAGACGACATTGCCCTAGACCTTCCTACTTAGTCTACGGGACACAAATGCGATACATTACATATTCGCCAGCAGTTGGGGACGGTCTGATAATCTTCACAAGGTCTTGCGGCAGTAGCCCTAGACACCGTGCTGCGGCATCATTATGAAACTTAATCCAAGGAAAGTCCGTTGCGCTCTTCACCATCCATTCCTTCTTAATTGCGGCATGCTCTTCACGCGGCACAATCTCAAACTTGGGCTGTAGAACATGATCCAGAGGGTTTGAGACCAGACGCTTCATAGGCCAGAACTGAATCTTAAGTTTGTGTTTAAACCAAGCGTCCAGAGCGCCCCTGTCATATGGAGAGGCCTCCTTGTCATCCGTAACACCACGCGGCTCATACAGAATGATAATCTCAGTAGTGGTAGGATCAATGTTGTGTAGAGTTTTAACTGGGCCCGCCCTTCCCTTGGTTTCAGGAGGATCATTTAGAAGTTTCATGACATAATCGCCCTTGCCCACATTGGTTCGAATATCCGTGAATTCATATTCTACAATGGCCTGTTTTGAAGCGTCCGTCTTGGATTTTAGAACCATACGAAGATGTTCGGGAGAATGAACAAACTTTGTAAAGTCATTTCCAATGAACTTTTTCATTTCTGGGCCAAGAGTCTTGCGATAGGGGGTGGAATCATAACCGCGGCGTTCTAGCAGATCCAGAATCGTAATACGAGACTGAATCAGAATATGTTCAAGAGTCGTGGTCTGCATTCTTAGCAATAGGCTCTACTACTGGATTGGGGGATTTTGACGGTCAATTTTATTCTAACTTGACAACCCTTACTGGACCCATAGGAGGTTGCGCAGGGGCTGCTTCAGGCACCTCCGCATCTTCTGGTTGACCCATTTGTTGAAATGCGGGAGGCTGTGCTTCATATCTGCGTACATAACGACGTGGTTGCGCTGGCGGGGGCGCCGGACCTGGGGGGCGACCCACTGGTCTTACCGCGTCAGATGGTTGGACTAGACCAGATTGACGTAATGTGGACTCATCCGTTGCGACTTGAATAATCGGCACACCATCCGCTGTTTCCGCCACCACTGCCCCTTGATAATCCGCTACAGGGACTACGGTTGGAGCAGGTGCTCCTGGTTGAGGCGCTTGAACTACCGGTGCGCGTAGAATAGGCGCAATAGACCCAGGAGCTAACGTTACACCTATAGCATTCGTTTGTGGAACTGCTGATTGGATGAGGACTGGTATGCGCTGAGATTCTGGAATGGCTTGCGCCATAGAAGCGGCAGCAGCGGCCTCTGTTGCCGTCTTGACTTTAAAGGCCTCCACCGCAGCATCCTGGGCTCTGTCCAAATCCGCCATTTGCGCACTTAATTGGGCTGTTGTTGGAAGATTTGTCGGTTTGGAGGGCAACTCTGGAACAGAATACTCTGGTGTAATAAGCGCAGGTAAAGGCTGCGCAATTCCACTCACATTTGTCGCAGTAATTTGCTGTACACTGTCCAACCCCTTCAGACGCTGCGTATCTCTTGTTGTGAGCATGCGACAACTCATATTCAAATACGTCTCCATTTCCTGGAATAGCAACTTGGTCGCATAGGGATAGGATACTTTACTAAATGTGGTCGCACTACGCACTTGAGGAGGAATAGGCTCCAAACTGTCGGCGGTTCCGCCCACAAACTGAATTGGACCATCGCACATGGGGCACATGTAAAAATTCTGTTTTTCATTATACAAGGGTATTGTGCCACATCCATTACAGATAATAAACTCTGCCTTGTCGCTACGTTCCATAAAGGATTCTTGTAAAAAGGATGAAATGCTGTGCGCACAAAGTGTGTCGCGGTCCATCTCACCAATGCGCAGGCCGCCCTCATTTCCGCGACCACCTGTGGGCTGGCGTGTCCGCTGCTCTTTGCGACCTTGGCCACGCGCATTCCACTTGTCTTCTGTCATGTGCTTCAAGCGCATACCATACACAGGTCCCATATAGATATCGGCCTCTATTTGCTCACCCGTCATACCATTATAGAGGACTTGATTAGAAAGTTTATGGAGACCAAATTTTTCTTCCAGGATTTTACCGAGAGCCTCGTGAGGAGAGCCATCATTCATAAACGCAGTACTGTTTCCAATAGCCCCCATGTTTGCGGCAACATTGCCAAGAATCATTTCCAGAATTTGCCCCATTGTCATACGAGAAGGGATAGCGGTAGGGTTCATAATCATATCTGGAACAATGCCATCCACTGTGCGTGGCATGTCATGGCCTCGATACATAACATTTACAGTACCCTTCTGGCCATGTCGATTTGAAAATTTATCACCGAGTTCTGGTACACGGTCCTGGACCACGCGGATCTTGATGAGGCGAAGCCCAAGATTATTTACAGTCAAAACAACCTTTTCTACACGGCCACGAGTCCAAACTTGAGGGGTCACACTCGCATCACGCATGCCGCTGAAATCACCCTGTAAATAACGACCGACAATAACTGTATTTTGGTCCACATATTCGCCCACACGGACAATTCCAGATTCATCTAGTTTACTGTAATCCAGGTTTGGCTTGAGTTCCGTCCAACCCGCAACCTCCTTTGGATTTCCAATACGAACGCGCGTATTTGCCATTTTATCATCTTCTTCAAACGCCTCATAGGATCTGTAATTGATAGATCTAAATTGACCTCTTGCGAGCGCATCGGCGTTTACAATAATACCATCCTCTTGGTTATAGCCTCCATACATTCCCATCGCCAAAATGATATTTTGACCATAGGACATTTTTCCAGAACCCACATAATCTTGATAGATAGTGCGACTCAGAGGGGCTTGGCCATACACGAGTACATTGGCAGTATTATCAAAGCGATTCTGAAAATTCGTTGCGTAGAGGGACAGTCCTTGTTTGCTCTGACTCGCAGACAATTGGTTACGAGGACTCTGATTGTGGTTGGGATAGGGAATCATATTACCTAATAGACCCATAATAGTGCTAGGATGAACTTCCATATGGGTTGTTTCCTTAATAACATGTTCAGGATAGTTTGCGATAAGCGACTCATTTTGTTCAAAGGGATCCATATATTCAATAAGCGCAAGTTTCTTCTTTACAGATTCACTTTTAAAGAATTCTATGTATTTTTCAAGCATTACTTTACCAGCATGAGGGGTTTCTTCAAGAGGATCCGTAAATGTGCGCGAGTCAATTTCTATATCAGGTCTCAGAGTACCTACAACATATTCACGCCATGTCTTGCGATCAAACATTTCTATGGGTGGCAGGTGACCACGTTCCTGGCAAATAATAAGAGGGCGCAGAGGACGGCCTTCATCCATATAGATAAATACACGGCGTTCAGGAATACTAAATCCGCTGCTGCTGAGAGGCGGTAAATAACCAGAACGCTTCATGTAGCGCAAAACCTTTCCTAGCAAATCTGGCTGGGCTGTGTATCCGATAATACCTGAATTTAGGTATACAGGAACAAAAGATGCGGCAAGTTCAGGTGTCATATACGTACACGCAATTACTTTTCCTCTTGAGTAAATCCACTCCAAGAACTTTAGTTTAGAGCAGTTTGTGCTCACAGATGTCATAATAGATAAATTCTTAGTGATACCAATATGAGCACCGCTTGGTGTTTCGGATGTACAGAAATACCCATATTGACTTGCGCGCAATTGACGAGGACCTGTTAGTTTCATGCTTGAATCAAAATTGAGGACTACGCGGCGTGTGTGACTTACAAAATCCAGATAACTTAGACGACTCATTTCTTGTAAAACACCCGCTTGCATTTGATTGGGCCCCGTTTCCCACTTGCCCTTGAATCCAGATGTAATTCCATCTGACAAAAATCCATACTGTAAAATATCCTTTTGATTGGCTGGACTAAAAATCTTTTCAAAGTTCACATCCTTATAAATAGATTCATTGTATACAAATTTCTCGGCAATAGAGCGCTTCACCATCTTTACAAATTCCTTGTAAAGATACTGGAAACGCATTTGACAGAGGAAACCGCTCGTCAAGAGGCGCTGGTTGCGCGTATCGTCACGACTGGGTGGCGCATCTAGTTTAATAATAGTGCGCAGCAATTTACGAACACAATCAGCCAAGAAGGCTACGCGTGCTCCAGGAAGATCATCTACGTGCGCAAAAAGGTAGTTGTGAATAATATCCAACACGTGGAATTCACTAAATCCCTTTGTAAGCGTTTTGATGTATTGAATCGCAGAGAAGGTATCCAAGAATGGATTTGCGGCATTGATAGAAGGAATCAACATATCCGCCATGAGTTTCGCACTAGGATCCTTAAAATCGGGGAAAATTAATTGAAGGATATCTTTATCAGTTTGTACGCCCATCGCCCTGAATAATACAAAAAGGGGAATAGGTTTCAGTACATATGGAATACTTACTTCCAAAACGGACGGCTTATATACGGACTGTTTTGCGCCGAATCCTGGGGGCATACGAGTTTGCTCACGAGTCCAATAAAACGCAATTCGCTTCACATCATGCGTCTTGGGATTCAAACAACTAATGGACGCATAATAGGATACATTAGGGTCACTGGGCTGTTCAGTAATCCAGAGCGTGTTAAAAGCCCCCTCTTGGCGTGTAACAAGCACTTTTTCAGAACCATTAATAATAAAATATCCACCCTGATCCTGTGTACATTCGCCCATTTCAGTCAGCATTGCCGCAGATTGGCCTTTGAGGAGACAATAGGAACTGTGTAACATAAGAGGGAACTTACAAAGATCGTGTTTCTCAATCAGTATTTCCTTCTCAAACTTTCCTTCAGGATACTGTTCTGATACGGGCATACGCACAGAAACACGAACCAGGATGTTGGCTTGAATTTGTAAAGAATAGGTCAAATTACGAAGACGTGCCTCGTTGGGATACAAGAGGCGCACATCATGCCCTTGATTCAGTTGAAGAGTTGGCGTGCCCACAAAAAGTTCAGAGCCAGTTAGACCCCCAATATATACTTCGGCCTTGTATCTATAGTCTCTGGCGCCGGCTTTTTGAACCTCCTTTTCGTTTTTCAAAACAACGAGAGGATTTTGCGCGGCAATAATATTCGGCAAATCATGTCCAATAAACTGATCAAAACTTTCCGTTTGATGTTTGGAGAGAGGATTAAATTGTGTTGTAAAATACTTGTGGATTAAATCTGTTGCTAGGGCGCGGGCGCGGTCTGCGTTAAAAGGCTGCTCGTAAGCCTCCACAGGCGGCGGGGGGGGTATAGCATCCATATAGACGGGTTCTGGCGCCTGAGCGGGCGCGGGTGCTTGAGCGGATGCAAGACCAGATTCATTGCTGTTTGAATCATTCGTACTGCTTTCAGAATTGCTGCTCTCTTGACTGGTTCCTTCAGCAGTATTCCCTTCTTGATTATTCTGACTATTTCCAGACTCATTGCTATTCGTCTCAGATGCTTCAGAGCCACTCGACCCGGGTTCCATCTAATGAATCTACTGAATCTTATAGTTTCCGTATTAAGTCTTTTCCTCAGTACCGTCCAGTGCTTAAGTTAAGAACCCCCTAGTATAGCCCGCGGATGCGGGCCATAACATGGGAGTGTATTAATCTTATCGCCCTGGCCAGCAGAGCCGAGTGCTTAATTTTTAAGCACTCGGCGGTATCAAACGGATACTAAAAAAAGAATGAAATTATTTGGTCATAACATCGGCGGCCAATGCGCGTGTATATACAGGACTTGAAGCGACTGTTGGCATTGCTGCTCCAGATCTATAAGAATATGCCGTCTGATATGACTCTGGACCGGGGCCCAAGGGTTGTCCTTTCCACGCGGTCTGCGCATCATTTCCAACAGAAGGGGGGTTTTCGGCACTAAAGGGGCGCATTGTAAGAGCACTTACAAAGTTGCCTACCATTCCACCGCCCACCTGATTGCTTCCAGTTCCAGCATACGGCAGAACCGGTGGCGGGCGTATAGGACTTCCTGAAATGGCGGGCTCTGGATTCCAGAACCCCTTATTTACATAACTTAAAAAGTTGCCATAAGGAATGTCTGTTCCAGGGCGCGTCATGTAATCCATGGGCGCTCCTGTCATCATTGTACTCTGCGCACCCCCTTTCATCTTTCGTGTACGACGGGAACCCTTCTTTGATGACAAAATAGTCATGTTTTGGAGATAGGCCTTTGCCGCACCAATATCCAAACTCTTTCCAAAGACCTTCTTCCATTCGGAAGCAAAGTCTTTTGCGAGCGCATCCATGGATTTGCCACCAGCATGTATCATAGTCTTGGCATATTCAGATACATACTCTAGACTCTTCCTCAGTTCAGGAATACTCAAAACCTTCGAAGACTCTGACTTCCGAGATTTTGACCTTGTATTTTGTTTACGGGTCTTTCCACGCGCCATTCCTACTTACTTCTTAGAAAACAGGGCGATTGTTACGAATATTGCGTATAGCATTATTTGCGGCTGTTATAGGGGTTGTTAAAATCTTTCCCAGATTACTCAACACTCCTTGACGATTTTGATAATTACCATTGTTGCGTCTGTTTGTAATACCGAGCGCATTCGTCACGCCAGTCATTGCGTTAGAGGCCGTATTTGTAACAGCGGCGGCGGCATTGGCAACAGTATTTGTAACAGCATTTATCGCATCATTTGCCGTATTCACTACTTCGACCGCATTTGCCACAGGGACGTTGGAAGCCGGAAGAGCAGAGGCCCCCTGGGTCGCATACAAAAATCCCATGTATAGCAAAATACCCAGAATTAATGCGCCAATAATTATAAAGGACCCATATTCCTTCAGACGATCCTGCCATGTGCTCAAACGGTATTCAGAAGAAAACAATTGAATATGGTTATAGACTCCGTAAGTCAAAAGTACAACTGACAGCGCAGCCAGCACGGGTGCTCCGAGGCGTGGCAAGACTAGAAAAACAATCAAGCCGATTATCAAAAGTGTAGCAATCCCTGGAAGAAATAATTCCATCTAGGTCTCCTCTAATCTAAGTGGCTCTTAGATTTTATCAATAAGATCACGGTGGGTCAATAGCGTCTTGCGGCAGCAATACCGCGTAATACCAATTTCATCTTGAGCCTGGCGCTCAGGTGTAGGTTTATCCATGTCGGGTTTTACACTGCCGTCAATAAGTACAGGAGCAGTAATCCCCTGCTGAATGCGCAACTCAGCAACACGCTTCTGATACCAGCGCCACTTGTCGCCGAGCACGTATCCGCAATTAAAACAACGCATAGGGATAATCATTCTATTTGTGTGTACCTAACCTATTGGTATTCTTCCGACCAATTTTTTAGGTCCATGCGTTCAAACAACCTGGATTGGTTTCCGAAAACTCGCTAGAAGCAAATGACATCTGTACTCAACGTTGGCGTGATGGGAAACAACCCTGTAGGCAACCAAATCCGTCGTCTGGAACTGTCCCTGGAGGCGGAGCGAAAGGACAAGCAGGTGCTGCTGCTGGCCCTTGAAACCAAGGCCCCTGAAGTATTCATTGAATACACCCGTCTGAAGGAAGAGGCGGAGGAGCGTGCCGCGGCGGCCCAGCGCGCTTCTGCGGCGGCCAACCAGCCCCAGCGCTTTGTCCAAAGCCAGCCCGTAGGCGGCTCTGGTGCACGCACTGGCAGCTACGGCGGACGGTTTTAATCTTAGTATACAGTAATGGACATTGAATACTTGAAGAAACTAGCCCTAGGCTTAGGGGGTGGTTATATTATAAGTTGGCTTTACTTTTTTATAACATTACCATTTTTTATAAAGGCGTTTGGAAAAACAAAAGGCGCCTTTATAAACTACATACTAAGTTGGATTGTATGGATAGTCGCAGGATATTGTATTGGCACACCAAAGCCGGCCGAAGAGGTGATTGACAATACTTTAGAGTAGACCCTTCTTTTGAAGAGTTTTGAACTGAGATTCCGTAATTTCAGTTCCAAGTTCTTGGCGAATCTGAAAACACCAGAGGCGCGGAGTCAGACCCGGTTTTGCTTGAACGAGTTGTTTGATTGTCTGTATTTGTTCATCTGAAAAAGGACTCTTACGCCCTCCACTAGTGGTGCTTTTTACTGTGGTGGTTTCTTCATAAGCGAAGCGACTCAAATCTAATACAGCACGTCTCGGGCCGTCAGACGTGTCCTCCACAGGACCCACAATAAGATGACCACCATGATGTTTGTCATGACAAGATGAACAAAGCACGGCCAGGTTTCGGACATGATTCAAGGCAGTGCCGTCTTGATTTCTTCCGTTTGAAGCCTTTGAGCGCTCTTGTAAATGATGAACCTCCAGATCAGTTACATCCGCTTCACATACACTACAGATTTGCCTCGCAATACTGCTGCTCCAAGAGGAATCCCTCGCATCTTCTGCCGCCGTTGTGCCCAGCAGAGAGCGGCGCATCTCAAACGCCGCCTCAATCATATCGCGCGGCAAATGAAGTGCCTTTGCGACCTCCAACCCATACATGGACGACCCTGGCCCCGCGCGCAGCGTACGATGATAAACGAGCAAGTCTCTCACAGGGTCATACTCAACATGAAGATGCCACACCTTGAGCGCAGAAAGAGAAGTGACGGGCTGGAGTTTCATAAGATCATGTAAATGCGTAGCCAACACGAAACGCGCACCAGCCTTGTACAAGTGCTGAATTCCCGCCGCGACAATCGCAGTTCCTGAAATGGATTCCGTTCCTGCGCACAGTTCGTCACCGAGCACAAGCGTCTGCTCGTCCGCGACGGCAAGAATCTCACGCAACTCTGACATCTCCACCGCAAAACTGGAAAGACCCGCCCAGAGATTGTCCTGATTCAAAATGCGGGTCGCAATGCGCCGAAAAGGGCGAATCGTCATGGCCGTCGCAGGAACATACGAGCCAATCTGCGCAAGAAGGGTTGCCAAGCCAATTGCCTTCATTAGAGACGATTTACCGCTCGCATTCATACCATACAAGAGCCACCCTTGTTCGCCCTCGTATCCAAGAGAAATATCATGCGTTACATATTTACTCTGTTTCTTTTGTGTTTCAATGAGTGGATGGCGAAGATTTTGGATTTTCAGTCTGGACGGTCCCTCCTCAATCTGAATTTCAGGTCGGACCCACCCCTGAGCCTTTGCCGTCTTTGCCATCGTAAGAGCCAAATCCAGATTCAGAATCCAGTCCTCAATAGACTGCCACAATGTGCGCGTTGCTGAAATATACTGAATACAGGCTGCTGGAATTTCCAGAGCAGCGGCGCGGGACAGTGCGGCGGTAGCAGAATCCAGTTGCTCCTGGAATTTTTCCAGTTGCGGATGCTCCAATCGCCCCGCGCTCGTAAGACTCTTGAACTGAATTTGTTTATAGTTGGCCGCAGCAGTTGGAGGCGCCGTTTTCAAATTTTGCTCCATGGTTTTCATAACTGTTTTTGGGCAGTGAACTAAAAACATATTCTTTTCTGTAGGTTTATAACAGACGGCAGCACCTTCAATAGAGCATATTTCCAGTAGAGTTTTCAGCCATTTGGCCGCGGCGCTGTAAATTTCAGCCACCCTCCCCTCCGCAACGGCTGAATTTGGCCCCACGGAATCCAGAAGAAAACTCAGTTCGTCCGGTTTCTCCTGTGCCTTGACTGCTTTCTGAATATCAAAGAGTGCTGTAAATCCCTTCACACACGCCCTGGCATTTTGCTGAATTTGCTGCGTGTCTGAAAAGGGGGCCTTTTTGATAAGGTCGCACAGAAGTACAACACTTTCATAGGACTGATACAGTTGTAGCGCATCACTTGCTTTTACAGTTCCGCGCACAATGCTGCGATGGAGGCGCGATACATCATAGACCCCTGTAAGCGCAGATTCCATAGATTTTAATAGGGCTGCGTCAATACCCAGAATCCAGCCAACTTCCTCTTGGCGTTTCAGAATTTGCTGAGCATCGGCTACGGGGCTACAGAGGCGGGCCGTGAGGCTTCGTTTGCCCATCGCAGTTAGAGGCGTGGCAAAAAGGTCCTCTACACACTGTTCTTGACCGCCAATAAGGTTCAGTTGGGTGAGCGCATTATTGATGACTTGAAGACTCTGCGTGGGATGCCAGAGTTGTGGGGCTTGGAGACACTCGGCGAGTTTAGGCGCATGGTCTTCCGCGAAACGAAGTAGCATCACGAGAGAGCGCTCTTGAGACTCTGTTGCGCAACGAAGCCATGTGCGCAGAGGCAGTGAGGATTTGGGCTGAAAGAGTTTGCGCAGATAGTCTTCGCGCACAAGAGGCTTTTCAAATGCGCCCTGCTGGTCTGGCGCGGCAGAGGCGATATGAATAGGCGCTCTAGGAATATAAAAGGTGCGACGGAGCGTATCTTCATCGCATGCGAGCGGAGGACCGCGCACATAGACTAGGAGTTCTTTCGGCGCATACACTTGAAAAAAGTGGCGCAGGTCGTCCGTGTGCCACACATCTGTTTTTCCAGTTGCGCGTCCCTCATATATGAATACCTGGCCCGTCGTCAGATCAGCGGCAGCAACACCAAAGGACGGTGGCGCATCAATCGCAGTTTCCAGCCAAAGCGACGCAAGAATAAATGCTTTATTGGATTCTGCGGTGTCTACATGCGTTCCTGGGCTCAGCACGCGCGTCACCTCGCGTTTAGAGACTTTTCCAGCACCATTTTTCAGTTCGTCAATAACAACAACAGACCAGCCTTGGCCCGTGAGACGTCCAGCCCACTTGTCAAGCGTGTGAACTGGAACGCCTCCGTAAAATCCAGTGGTGCCAGTAGGTCCGTCTTCAGGATAGACGTGGATTTGTAAAGAAAGCATTTCCATGATTTGACGGCCCGTATTCAAATACTTGAGCGTTTTAGGGTCTTGTTGGCCGTAAATCTCATAGAAGGAGCCCTTTTGTAAAAATACACAGACTTGACCATACAGGGCCGTGTATTTTTCATATGCGGTTTGATATTGCGTGTAGAAATCGTGGCTATGAACCATTCTTGATAGCGGCCTTGTGTCTTCTTACTTAGATTTTGCTGAAATTCTTTAGGCGGTTGGGTATACAGTCCAGTGCTTGAGTTAAAATCTCCCTTAGTATAGCCCGCGGCCCGCGGGCCATAACGTGGGAGTGTTAATCTTATCGCCCTGGCCAGCAGAGCAGAGTGTTTACTCTGCGGTAATAGGTATATATATAAATAAATAAATATACCTATTTGGGTGTGGGGCTGGCGAGTTTCGACCTCACTACCTCACGATCTTCAGTCGTGCGCTCTCCCAATTGAGCTACAGCCCCCTAATATCGGATTAACATTAATCTTTAAATGCTTACAGCCCCTTCTTTGTAATCAAGAGGTCCGCATACATGTTGCGCAGCATAGACTCAGGGGCCTTGGAGCCCTTCTTGATGACGCCCGCGGCTTCTAACTTGTGGCGCACCTCAGAGATAGGCGCGGCCATTGCGGTCTTCTTGGCCTTCTTGGCTTTTACAAGACGCGCAGTTACACCTTTGACACGAAGATGAATTTTGCGCGCCTTGCGCGTGTGTGCGCCGCCCGCGAGGGGTGGTACATTAGTCTTTTCGCCGAGACCGGACTCGGACCCACCATGGTGCTTCTTGGCCTTGAGAGCAATGCGGGTCTTGCGTTTGGGCGGCAGGAGCCGAACGCCTCCGCCCACGGGTGCGGGCTGACTCGGATTGATTCCAGACACGACGGGGGTCGGCTCGGGGGCTCCTGGGAGCGTAGGGGGGCCGCCCCTGTTGGCAGACAGTTGGATAGTTCCCGCGATGCCGTCACCACCGTGTTGCTTTTTGCCGCCCTGCTGAATCTTATCGGGTCCAAGTTGTCTCATGGCGTTGGCGGCGGCGGCTTGGAAAGCCTTATCAAGTTGCTGCGTATTCATCGGGCCACCCATCTGGGGCACAGAGCTAAGACTTAAAAGTGCGCCGCTGTTGTCACCACCTTGCTGAATCTTGTTGGGGCCAAAGTTACCGGCTAAAATATCCTTCACATGACCCACAAAGGCTTGGCCGCCTTCCACCGGGCCAGCACTGGTTTGCTGGGCGACCAGTTGTAGCTGGGCTCCAGAACCATCGCCACCCTCTTGGCGATTCTTGCGAGTGCTACTGCGGCGACCGCGGGGTTTTGCTAAAGCGCCACCGGTTACTTTAAATTCCTTAACATTTGGGTCTGACATCAAAAATGCCCTCTACTTATTCCTACAAAGTTTAGTTTACCTAATGATGACCCCCCCCACCTCCATGACCCCCCCCACCTCCATGACCGCCACCCCCTCCACCTACCGCGACGCCGCTGTGGCCATTTCTCATGCCGCCCCAATGATTTGGCAAGTAATTATGACGACCGCCGCTCCATTGATTATAAGACCCACCAGTTATAGGGCCATAAAAAGGTACATAATTGAGCCAATAGGAATCCATCCAACGAGGCCAATAGTCATATCCGGGACTATACATGGTCCAATACGGCGCCACCGGTTGTTCTCTTACAACTTCAACAACCTCGCGTGTTTGTTGTCTTTGAGGCACTTGGCGTTGATAGATAAAAATACCCACAAAGGCCCCAACCAACGCTAATAGTATTGCTTGGAGCGTTTCCATTCTATCCGCGGCTATTATTTTTCCGCGCCATCCGTTTCATTAAAGGCCGCGCTATCAAGCGGCAACATGTAAAGATTTGTTATATTTATTGTATTTAAATTCATAGATTTTATTTTTCTAGTTTTAGAGGGCTTATTAATAAATTCATCATAACTTGTATATTTTAAATTACGCCCATTATTAACTGGCGTATGACTTTTATAAAGTTCTGGTCTATCGATTGCTTTAGAAATATCAAATAGCAACTTATGGACGCCCCCTTTATTTAATACATATGATGACAGTGATAGATTGGCGCTATTTAATTTTCTTTCAATACTATCCAAATCATCATAATCACTTTCTTTTGTAGTTATTAGATTACGACCAATAAGTTCCATTATAGTATATTTTTCTTTTTTTGGAAATCGCACTGGAATTATAAATTTTTCTGATATTAACGAATCAGATTCCTTGTAAAGAGGATTATAATGAAGAAACGAATACCCATTTGATTTATTTGTTTTCGCTGTTTTATTTCTAGAATTGCGAGAACTATTCTTAATTATGTAAAATCCAGTTCGCAAATCTATAGTAAAATAATAAGGAACCCTACCTATTTTATACCCATTAGGTGATAATAATTGCTCAAGTACAACTTTTAATTTATCAAAAATATCAGTAAAATATAAATTAGGCAAAGGTAGTCTCATACTTTTAATACAATCTTTTTCTCGAAGGTCATCAAAACTATAAATATTTTTTTCTGTAAAATATAACATTGGAAAATAATTATATTTAGCGCGTGTATTAACACAATATTGAACATAGTCCGCATTTGTTATAAAACGCTTACGAACAGTTTCACATTCAGGTCTACGTAAATGTAACGGATGTATTACTATTTCAGGAACTCCTACATCATCCTTGGCATTTGATGAAATGGATGGCATTATTTGATGTATTTTATTTATATTATTTTTAAAAAAACCTTTAAGTTGATGTTTAAGTTTTTTACTATCTGTATTGGTAATTGCTATATATCCTTTGATATTTTCAAATTGCTCAATACACATATCAGTAAAACATGCGTCATCGCTCTTCATCTGAAATCCGCACTTGTCTTTTTCGCTTATATTTGTACATGTTGTTATAAGTTCAGAAATAGTTGATGCATCATTATGACGCTCCCCTCTATGATGTTTTGAAGGCTTTATAAGTAACAATAATTCTAAATCATAGTTTGTAATATAAATTATATGTATATTAAACTGGTCTACAACTTGCGAAACATATGGCGCTGGATAAAAGAATACATTTTGCGTTGGAGGAATGCTATAAGCTTCACCATTGTGATACCCAAGCATGTCTGTGAATATTCGTGAATCGGGCATTCCTTCCTCCAAAACTAATCCACGAAACAATACAGTCCCTTTTGGAATTGTAACTGATTCAAACTCTGTTCCATTACTTAGAGTATATGACTTTAACATTTCTAGCCAGTCTATATATTAAAACCGCACGAGCATATCGCGGCTTCCTGGCCCCCATGGTTTCGCAATCGGTCCAACGGACGCTGTGTCATAAAACCACTCAGGACTTGATACTGTCTGCCAGTATCTAGGATAGTTGTATTTTACATAAAATGGCAGCGGCGTCAATGTATCCATTCCAGATGTTTGGACTTTATAAGGATCGCCTTGTCCTGGAAATCCCTTCACATCCCAATTCCATGTGTCAATATAAGGCTGAAATCCCTGGCGCCGCCCACTTGAAAAGTAGAGGAATAGGAAACATAAAAAGACAACAATTCCTACATGAATATACATAGTTTACTCTACAGTGTGTGCCTAAAAGATGCGTATATACTCTACATAAGGTATGTCGCTCCTCGCGAATCAAAAAAATTGGTGTGCGGGGGAAGTAATTGGGGGGGCACACCAATCACTGAGAGAAATGTCTTCAAGCATTCCTTATCAGCATCTGCTGGACGTTTACTTCAAGCAGTCTGAGGGACGTCAAATCATTGCGCACCAGATTGAAAGTTTCAATGACTTTCTTGAAGTTCAGGTGCCTTTGATTATTAAACAGAGTTCTCCCATTCTTGTACGAGGGAGTCCTGAAATTCCACTTGCGGGCCCTCGGTCGGCCCTCGCCTCGGCAACGGGGCTCTCCACAAGTGCGGCGAATGCGCTCATGGGCCATGAGGCGGCAGACTCGGCCGTGACGGCGGTAAAGGCAAATCATGAATATGAAGTCATGATTGAATTTGAAAATGTTACAATTCGTAAACCTACCATCTTTGAAAACAACGGTTCCACGCAGCCCATGCTTCCTCGTGATGCGCGGCCGCGTGATCTGACCTATGCTGCGCCCCTATACGTAGACGTAAAGGTAAAGTCTACCTTTATTGACAATACGCAGAATGGGATTCGTCAGAGCAAGACGCGCACCTTTCCCAACATTCATCTGGGCAAGATTCCTGTAATGGTCGGCTCTAAATACTGCCTCCTCAAGGACCAGCGTTATATTAACCCTATGAATCTGGGCGAGTGTAGCGAGGATCCTGGAGGCTACTTTATCATCCAGGGCGGTGAGCGCGTCATTATTAGCCAGGAGCGCATGTCTGAAAACAGACCCTTTGTCTTCCGCAACAATCGCAATACGGCAAAGGAAATGGAAGTGGTGGAAATCAAAGCCATTGGACCCACGAACGAGCAGGTTCCCAAGAGCAATACTGTAAAAATCGTATATCATCCTAAGAACTCTAGCATCCTGCTGCTGCGAGCGGGTGTGCCGCGTATCAAGCAGGAAATTCCCCTCTTTATCCTCTTCCGTGCTCTAGGTGTTGAAACGGATAAGGCCATCGTACAGCTGATTCTAGGTGAAGACGTGGATACGACATACAACTCCATCTTTGACGAGAGCATGCTTGAAGGTCTCGTGGTTCGTACCAAAGCCGAAGCGGTTGAATGGATTAGCCACCACATCAATACCTGGAGCATCAAGAACCAGAAGCCCGTGGTTCTCCAGGATATTCTGAATGATGAACTCTTCCCCCACGTGGGTGGCGAGAATGCCAATTATGCGAAAGCATGTCTCCTTGCTCACATGACTCGTAAAATGCTCCTGGTGGCGTATGGACGTATGACAAATGATGATCGTGATGGATATAGCAATAAGCGCGTAGACCTTCCTGGATTTCTCCTGGCTAATCTCTTCCGCACGTATTTCAGCACGAAGATGGTGAAGGACATCAAGGCGAGTCTGGCAAAGGAAATCCACAATGGTCCCTGGAAGGCGACTGGAAACTTTGAAGATATTGTCAACATGAGCAATATCTATAAAATCATCAAGTCTACAATCGTGGAACTGGGTCTGCGCTCTTCTCTGGCCACGGGCAACTTTGGCTCTGCTAAACTGGGTGGGCCGACCAAGATTGGCGTGAGTCAAGTGCTGAATCGTCTCAACTTTGCGAGCAGTCTAAGCCATCTACGCCGCACCAGCACGCCTATTGAAAAGACGGGCAAACTGATTCCTCCTCGTAAACTTCACGGCTCTAGTTTCGGCTACGTGTGCCCTGCTGAAACTCCAGAGGGTCACAGTGTAGGTGTGGTGAAAAACATGTGCTCTACCGCGATTGCGAGCATCGGCAGTAATCCCATGGTGGTCCGTGATTTCCTACGAGGTCTAGAAACCCTACAAAGCCTAGAAGAGACGACTGCGAGCGAGAAATACAAGGGCACGCGCGTCTTCCTGAATGGCGTCTGGATTGGCGTCCTGTCTAGCGAAAATACGGCCAAGACTATTGATGCGCTGCGCAGAGCCAAGCGGTCTGGTCGCATTCATATCCACACTAGCGTAGTATGGAAGAGCCATATGCGCGAACTCTGGATGAGCACGGAACCGGGTCGTCTACTTCGCCCCGTGCTCTATGGGCCCGCCGTACGCGAGATTCTAGGAGATGCGAGTGGTGCGCTTCTAAAGCAGATTGGTGAAATTACCACTTGGGACCGTATTCTTCTGTGGGAGTCGCCCACTGGAAAGAATCTTGTGGAATACATTGATCCTGGCGAGTCCGAGTACTGCTTTATCGCCATGACCCACGAAGACTGTATGAAGAAGCCTGATACGACGCACGTAGAAATTCATCCGTCTATTGTTCTGGGCACGATTGCGTCCAACATCCCCTTCCCTGATCACAATCAGTCTCCTCGTAATGCCTACCAGAGCGCGATGGGAAAGCAAGCCATGGGCATCTACGCGCTCAACTTTCGCGAGCGCTTTGACGCCATGTCACATGTCCTCTGCTATCCCACCGTGCCACTCGTCTCGCCATACATGAGTAAATTCTACGGGGGGCAAACAATGATGAGTGGCCAGAATATCATTGTGGCAATTGCCATGTACGGCGGCTATAACCAAGAGGATTCTATCATGATGAATCGCGCATCAATTGAGCGTGGCCTCTTCCGCAGCGTCTTCTATCGCACGTACAAGGATGAAGAAAAAAAGAACCAGAGCAGCGGTGAAGAGGAACGCTTCTGTAAACCAGACCCTGCCATCACCAAACAGCTCCGCCACGGAAATTACAGCAAGCTCGGAGCGGATGGGTTTGTGCCCGAAAACACCTTTGTAGACAGTAGTGATATTCTGATTGGTAAGGTGGTGCCGCTACGTGTGCCTACCGGTATGGTACTTCCCGCAGGAGCCAAGCAGTATCGTGATGTATCGCGCACGATGCGCAACAATGAAACGGGCTGGGTGGACAGAATCTTTCGGAACCGAAATGGCGAGGGCTACAGTTTCGTAAAAATCAGAATGCGACAGGACCGTGTGCCAGAAGTGGGCGACAAATTCTGCCTCACGGATGACCATGACGTACTCACGGAGAAGCGGGGCTGGGTGCCTATCGCCGAGGTGACTCTGGAAGACAAGGTTGCGCAACTGAATCGCGAATCTGGAAAGATGGAATACGTACAGCCTCTTGAAACGCTCATGTTTGACCACACGGGCAAAATGTATGAAGTGGAAACCCATGGCGTGAGTCTGAAGACGACACTAAATCACCGCATGTGGGTCCAGACACGCAACTCAGACAAGTATGAACTCATCACTGCCGAGAATATGATGGGTAAGCGTGTGCGTTTCCAGTGCGATGGTCCCGTGGACTATGCGGATAAGAGCATTGATGTGGCGTCCTATCACTTTGAGGGCGCGGCGGCCGACGCATTCCTGAGATTCATGGGTGTCTGGTATGCCGAGGGCTGGACCTACATCAAAGAAAAAGATTACATTGCTCGCCTTGAACTTGCTGTAAACAAGGAGCGTGTCAAGAAGGCGCTCGTAGAAGATCTTGAAGTGCTTGGATGGAAGTACAATATGCGCATACAGACGGAAAAGATGTATATCAACGAGCATGAAATGGCCGAATACTTTGCGGAACTGAGTGTGGGCGCAGTCAACAAGACTCTCCCCGCGTGGGTATGGTCTCTGAGCGCGCGTCAGTGTCGTATTCTACTGGACGGTATGCTTCTGGGCGACGGTCATACAACGGCAACCTCATGCCATTACTTTACGAGTTCTATCAAACTGCGTGACGACGTCCAGAAACTGTGCCAGCATGCGGGCTGGACTGCGTATACTGTGAAGCGTTCTGAGGCAGGACATCAAGCCACTATGGCTGATGGGCGCGTAATTACGAGCACGGCAGATGCGTGGTGTGTTCAGATTCGCAAGACGCGTCTGCGCCCCACTCTAAATCACGGTCATGCCAAAACGCAAGGAGGACAAAAGGAAGAACTAACTGACTTTGATGGAAAGGTCTATTGTCTACGCGTGCCGAGTGAAGTCTTCCTGGTGCGTCGCAATGGACGCTGTGTATGGACTGGAAACTCCTCGCGTCACGGTCAGAAAGGTACTTGCGGTCTCATTCTCAACCCTGAAGACATGCCCCAGACGTCCTCTGGTATTATTCCAGATATCATCATCAATCCGAATGCGCTACCAAGCCGCATGACGATTGCGCAACTGATGGAGACGCTGCTGGGCCGTCTGAGCTGCGAAATGGGCTCTCTGGGTGATGGGTCACCTTTCAATAGCAATTGTACGGTGGACAAGATCAGCGAGACGCTGCGAGACCAGTACAAGCTCCAGCCGCAGAGTGATGAGATTCTCTACAACGGTCACAATGGACGACAGATGGAAGTAAACATCTTTATGGGTCCGGTATTCTATCAGCGCCTCCGACACTGTTCTGCTGATAAACTCCACAGCCGCGCCTCTGGGCCGCTTGTGATGCTCACGCGCCAGCCTGCTGAAGGACGCGCGCGTGAAGGTGGATTGCGATTTGGTGAAATGGAGCGTGATGCCGTGTGCGCGCACGGTGTGGCGGAATTCACAAAGGAGCGCCTGGTGGAGTGTAGCGACGGTTTCCCGTGCTACACGTGCCGCAAGTGCGGCCTGCTGGCAATCGCAAATCCCCAAGAAAATGTGTGGCTGTGTCGCGGCTGTGGCAACACGTCAGACTTTAGCCACATTCAGATTCCATATGCGAGCAAACTCTTCATGCAGGAACTGGAGAGCATGTGTATTAGCACCCGCATGATTACAGAAGGCCATCTCAAGGCCAAACTAAAAGAGAAGGCAGAAAAAGCAAATCTAAAAGCGCATACGCGCGAGATGAGACCCACTGTACCGTCCAGTGCTTAAGTTAAGATCTCCCTTAGTATAGCCCGCAACAGCGGGCTATGACGTAGGAGTGTGTTAATCGTATCGCCCTGGCCAGCAGAGCAGAGTGCTTAAAGTTAAGCACTCTGCGGTATGATTTCGGATTATGCTTGTAGGAAACAAGGTCGGTCTCCATGGCCTACTTTGTATTTGATCTAGATGAAACATTAGGGAATTTTCATACGCCCTACTATTTTTTAGTAGATTTACGGTCAATTGCCGACCAAACGGCCTATAAGAACTTTGTGGCCGCTGTCGCGGCTATTGAAGATTCAGGGAATCCTCTTGGCATTATTCGGCCAGGGATTTTGACCGTCATGCGCAAACTCAAAGAACTCAAAGACGCTGGTCTCGTAAAGTCGCTCGTCATTTACAGCAACAACAGCCATCTAGAATCTTTAGAATTTGCGCGCGATGTTATACAGCATGTGGTAGACGATTCCACGCTTTTCAGTGACTGTATCCATTGGGACCGCGAAGGTCGTGAAATAGAGCACACGATTCCAACACGTGAAGGAAGTGCCAATAAGACATGGGCTGTTTTGACAAACCTCATGATAACTGGACCTACGGCAGCAGATGCTTCGACTTTGACACCGGATAAACTATACTTTTTTGACGACCAAGTACATATGCTAGAAAAGAAACTTCCTGAAGGACATACTGTCCGAATGATGGAATATCCATTCAAAGCCTCTGCGACACGCGTAGGGCACATTTATAAAGATGCGGTTATGGAGGCATTTAAAGGTAACGATGTTGGCTTATCTGAATTTGTAGATAATTTCAAAACAAATGATTCATCTAAATACACGTTTATGACACCTGTGCGCGCTTTGGAATACCATACGCAGTTCTTGGTATCTTCAACACGTGGAACTGTAAATCGTACCACACCTGTTCCAGACCCAGACCAAAGTATCGCGAAATGTATGGAACTCCTTAGAACATTTGCTGCTTCTGCTCCTCTGGAAGGAGGGAAACGAAGAGTTAATCACCGACGAACAAGACGGCGGGGAAAAAAGCGCCATGGAAGTAGAAGACGATAAATGGCCGCCTCTATGCCTATCAAACTCTTTTCTGAATTCATCGGAACTGCCGCTCTGGTCCTCAGTATCATGGCCAGTGGTGGAAACTTCCTCATCGTCGGCGCAACTCTGGCCGTTTTGATTTTCCTGCTGGGCGGCATCAGCAATGCCAACCTGAATCCCGCCATCTCTGCCGCGATGTATTATTCCGGCAGTTTGAATGGCGCCAATTTCCTCTTATACTCCTTCATACAACTCCTCGGCGGCTTTGCGGCGGCCTGGGCGTATTCTGTGGTGGCATAAGATATAGAATCTTTATTAAAAGATAATATACCTTAATAAATAGTATTTATAACAACTAATTAAAATATTCTGTTTGTAGTTTTTGTTCGAGTGACCGAATTTCTTCTCTAAGATCATAATTTTCATTTTCCAATCTACAGATTTCTTGTTTAAGAGATTCAATTACCAATAACAGCGATTCAAGAGTGGGCGTATGAGTTTCATCTGCCATTTCTGTTCTTAAACTTCATATATCTATAGATTTAAGTCATCGCCTACAGTGAATACCAAATGCTACACTTAAAAATACAATAGCAAGAAGGAGACTCTCTTTTTTACCATTTCCGTCTTGAAACCCTTCTGTCTTTGGTGTATCTTCCCACTGTTTTTGCGTAACAAAGATAGGCTCGCCGTTTCTGTCTTTTGCTTGGACCCAGCGCTCTTGCGTGGGGCGGCCATCTATAGTTTGTATTTCACCTTGGACCCACATGTCTTTTGTTACAGGGTCTTGAATCTGCCCCTTGTCATCGCCAACAGGGAGGCGCTTCTTTTCACACACAGGATACACATTCCCAAACGCGGCTTGTAAAATGGGCTGGGGATTTAAAGCCGCCTTGGAGTCCTCAATCATTCCTGGCGCGAGGCCACGCATTTCGGGCAAACCCATTTCACTGATCGCATTCTTGATACGCGTTCCCAAGGCGTCTCCTTTAGGAATTCCTTCAAAATACGTCCACATATCTGCGCCATTGCTACACTTGAGGCCAGAAGGCATGAAATAGTTAATACCAAGCCTCTGAAAATCCATACCAGACGTGAAACTGCTTGAAGACTGGCCAAATCCAATCATATCGGTGTAATACATCATTCCCTTTGCGGCATCAACTACGCTTCCCAAACTGTCTCCACGACGCACACCAACTTGATTTGGAGTCTTTAATTGGCCCGCAAAGTCGTAATTCGGAGGTGTGAATTTAGAAAATAGGTTTGGATTTGAAGGGAGAATTTGCTCTCGTTTTTCATTTCCTAATTGCGGCTGCATGCGCACCACTCCTATCTCTGTCCTCCATAAAAGTATAGAGAGTAAATAGGTGATACATGGAATACATCATTCCGATTGTGAGCATTGAAGCCCTCGGCGACTGGAGTTTCACACATTTCATAAAAGAAGGGCAAAAGCACATCTTTTACAAACTTCTAGGTTACTTGTGTTACATTGGTGTTCTAGAACTGTTTCAAAAATCTATTCTTGTCAAAGGGCTTGCGTGGACAAACTCTGCGTGGGATGGCTGGTCCAACATTGCTACAGGACTTGTTGCCATTCTTGTCTTTAAGGAGAGACCGAGTCTCAAGGAATTTATAGGAATTGCGCTCGTTTCCCTGGGGCTGTTTCTACTCGGAACCGACGGTATTGCTTCCTATGTCAACAAGCAGTGAGTTTATTCAATAGGGCGCGCACTTTAGACTGTGCTTTTAGAATCACTAATTTTGACAAGACAAACCGATTGAAATCTAGAGTCGTATTATCTTTGGTCTGTATATGGGTATGTATACACATCAATGGCGTTCCATTTACTGTAATCCCAGAGTGTTCACCGCTAGGATTTCTTTTGAAGGCCCACTCAGACTGCTTGCGTTGTGGGGTGTCATCACTCTGATACATGCGCCACCAGCCGTAATTGAATTCAGGACCAAAATGATACAGCGCAGTCGGCTCAATATGTTCCGCGAGGTCTTCCAAGGCCGCTTGTTCAAAAAAGCGCGAGGTCTTGCTCGTCTCATCCCACAGTGGTGGCAAGGTGATGTCATTCATCCACAAGAAACCAGCATTATAAATTCCATAACGTAATTCATCTCTATGAATAATCATATGCTGACTCAGACCCAGACGTTTTCCTTGTGGAATCTTAGGCAAAGGGCCGAGCCATAAAATATCCGCGTCGCAAAATAAGACACCGCGTTTTTGCTCTTCATAGGGCAGTGACTTCAAAGCCCATTCCATCAACTTACACTTTTCCATTGTAAAATCATAAAATAGATTCGGAAGACGGCGGCGGCTCTCTGCGCGCTCCATTTGCTGGCGATTGAGCCCTTTATAGGATTCTAAAGCGAGGTCTATATGAATCGTGCCAGGATATTTGAATTTAGGCAAGTAATCCGCTACTGCTTTCGTACAATACAAATAGACTGTAGGTGCCTTAGAATTCCATAGCGCAAGTGTAAAGAAGAATAACTCCAAGTCTTTCAAAGCATGTTCGTTTGAGAGGGTTGCGAGCGCGGCCGGTTCAAATAAAATTGATTGGTCTGCCATCCTTTATATGTGGTACACGACCCCTTCTACACTATGGATAACGCATTCTTTACACTCCGTCACTCGGAGAAGGAGATAAGCACAGAAGATGCTTTGCTGGATGCGTGGACCGAATCCGAAAAGGATCCTGGATATGAAAAGAAGGAGTTCTTCAAGAAATGTGGCGGCTGTGGAGCAGAAGATGACATGCTTCTTCAAGAAGATGTCATTGTCTGTAAAGGTTGCGGAGAAGTTCTAGCTCGGCCCATTGATTCTTCTGCCGAATATCGCTACTTTGGCATTGAAGACCGCGGGGGGGGCGACCCGAGCCGCATTGGTGCGCCGTCAGATCCGCGCTTGCCCGAGAGCAGTCTCGGCACGGTGATTCTCCCCCAGGGAAATATGAAAAATATGGGAAAGATTCGGCGCTACCATCAATGGAACATGCTACCCTACAAGGAGCGGGCTCTCTTGGGCGCATTTGACCGCCTCGCTTTAGCCGCAAATAATCATGGACTCGGCGGAGCCATCATTGAAGACGCCAAGAATCTCTACGTGAAACTCAATGGATTCTGTGACCGCCGTGGTCTCTCAAGAGATAGTCTACTTGCGAGTTGTGTCTATACATCGCTGAAGCGCGCAGGGTCACCCCGAAAGCCACAGGATGTTGGCGCCATGTTTAGTCTGAGCCACGCATCCTTCACAAAGGCCTTCAAGTTCTTCCAAGAGGTTCTCGCGCAGGCTACTCAAAAGGGTCTTCTCGGTGAAAACTGGACGCCGAGCAATCTCACGAGCACACGCGCAGCCGATTATGTTGCCGTGCCCTTGAGTAAACTCCCCATCAGCCGCGCAGACTATCAGAAACTCATCGTACAAGCCCAAGAACTCGCCGAACGTGCTGAGACTGAAAATATGAGTCCTGAAAACACTCCGCCCTCTCTTGCTGCTGGCGTGGTGGCGTATGTGTGCGAAAAGTGGCGCAAGGGAGAAATACCGCTTGCGCGCATTGCGACGGCGTGCGATGTGAGCGTTGCGACTCTTCAAAAGTGTTTGCGCCGCCTACAAGGAATTCTAGATGCCGAATAGGAGAATGGGCGGTGGCATCACAAAACCACAGACCATAAGTCGTCAAGCGCTTCTGCGAAATACCGCAGGGGCCCAAAAACTTATAAATGACATGTTTGAAGTTATGCGCACCAAATTAACACCCGAAGACTTTTTGAAACTTGGAAACCCGAGTCAATGTAAAACATTTGTGTTTATGATGGCCGATAGCATTCAAAACATGTTTACCGCGCTTCGCATTCGGCCGAGACGCGCTGGCGATTCTGGTATTGTCTTCTTTGAAGAGGCAGATGCTCTTCGCACTCAAAATCCTGAAACAAAACAATTGTGCCTCATCATTGCCTATTTTTACATTCGCATCTTTCAAATCTTTGGCTCCCTCGCCATCACCGTGCTTGATGACCCCAGCGCTGGCTCCGTGTTGGCCGCGGCACAAGTTGGCGGCCCTGCCATTGGTGTAGCGGGGCCTCAAGCCCCAATGGGCCTCTTTGGCCGTCGTCTGCCAGGAATACAGGTCGGCCCTGGAATTCCTCTGGGCGTGAGACCACCGAGACCTGTTGCGCCAGGAGCACCAGGGCGCTTGCCGATGCGTGGAGGTGGTGAAGAAGAGGAAGAAATAGAATTTGTAGAAGAATACGAACAAGAAGGCGGCGCAGATTCTGGCTATTTTACAGGACCCGCACAGCAATTCTATCAACTCCGTGAACTATTTGATAATCCACAATTTCTCGCCGCAGGAAAAAAACAATTGCGCATGTTTCCATTCCGCGACAATACAAACTTTCTTTTGATTCCTGGTCGCCAATATGAAAGCCGCAATCAAAACTTGAAACTTACGCTTGATCAAGATCGCGCCATTTACGCGCAAATGACCGCAAGCAAAATTGGTCTACTGCCAGATGTTCAGCACTATAAATTAATATTTACAAATTTTCTTTATAAAGACGCCGCTGTCGCGGATAGGTTGGCTCTATCTAAAATTAATTTACAATTGAAGAATTATAAAGAAGAATTACAGATTTATTCCGACGACCGTGGAAAGACGTGGCGCTCTGATAAGAAGCGTCTAAGTGTTGTAGAAGAACTTGACCAAATTGCGGGACGTGTACAGGAAATTGTCCAACAATTAGAAACAAATCCTGAAGTGAAATTACAGGATATTGCGGCCGTCAAGAAGCGGGCTGCTGCTGTGGCGGCACCTGGCGTAGGAGCTCAGCGTGCGTATGGCGCAGTAGGGCAGCCTGTTGCCCGCGGAGATATGTTTGTTCCCAAAGGCCTTCAGAATGAATATATCATAAACACACTGAAATCCATTGGCTCAAATCGCCCTGTGGCCTTTTGTGTGGCGCGGGCTCTTCAACTCATAGACGCATCCTCCCTGTTTTCTAGCCAAATTAGGACAGCCGTTTCTGGAGTCTGCTTTGGAAGTTTCCAGTCACGCCCTAGTTCTGCGCCAGAAGTTGGCAAGACTCTGGATAAAATGACTGGAATGAAGATGCTAGACCAACTGTATTACACTGCGCCATACATTGAGCAAGATAAGAGTCAAATAGGAGTTGACAAAGAAGACACTGCCGCCTATGCTGAATTTCTGAAAACTATGGCTGGATTATTTGGCCGCAGTGGCGCGGGTCAGGGAGGCATAGAAAGAATTCAGGTAACTGAAAATCCAGGATGCGTGGCGGATGCTGCGAAAAAGTATCTGAATATTACAGATCCCAAAGCCATCGCTGCCATCGTTAAAATAGTGGGTCAGTTATTTGGTCGTCAACTTGCGCACACGAAACGCGTGCTGGATTTTTACAGAACGCGCCTTTTCCAGATTGTTCGCGTCAAAAGTCCATCTGGTGGCACAGATGTATCCTACCGCCTTAATCCCAGACTCATGGCTGGCGGGTTGGCCGAACTTGCCAAACTTAGCAAAGAGGCGCGCGAAATTCTCGTCCAATACTATGAAGGCTGCGAGAAGACATATCAAGAGGGCGTGAAACTTGTGCTCCAGGCTCGCGTTCGTTAAGGCGGGGTCCTTAGGCGGAACAAAGAGGCAAAATCGTTCGTAGAACGGGTGTTCCTGTGTCAAGACCAATCGCAGACCAGCAAGTTTGTACAGATGGCTGCCACGCGCCCTCCAAGTGCGGCATAGTGGCAGGTGCCTCAATATACTCATAGGGTAATTGATCAATCATACTTTCTAAAAAGTGTGCTTGTTCGTATTGAGCAGGAGGGTTAGGATGCCAGACCCAAGTAATACATTCGCAGTATAATTCCTGCGTAGTTTGCTTCACTTCAAACGTTGGCTGAATATACAGTGCGGCGGTAAGGGTGGGTGTCAATTGGCATTCCCAAACTTCCATACAGCTCCCTGCGCTTGAACCAGATAAGACAATGCCATCTGGATTTTCAGCCTTCCATTGCTGAATTCCAGTTTGCTGCCATTTTTGTAGGGGCGCGCGCTTCAGAAGAACTTGGCGCTGGCCATGGAGAATCGTGCGTTTGAACTGTTTTTTTCGGACAATTCTCGGTTCATTCCAAACTGGTGGGATTGGAGATCGCATCCATCCATCATTGCGCCACCAATGGATTCTTCGTGGTTCACTATACTTGTATAAAGAAAACAGCATTGCGGAGGCAACTCCTTTACTGCGCCATTGAGGTACAACACAGAGCCATGTTACAAGACCAGTAGGTGTTTGCTGGAAATCCCCTGCGTAAATATCAAAGACACATCCTATAAGAGTTTTACGTGTATCACGAACTTCTACGCCAATGATCGTTTTAGAGCGGAGACAATATTCTAGATAGGTTGGTGGGATGCGCAACTGAATTCCAGATGATTGTGGGTAAAATAGGGTCTGTAAAAACAGACTGTATTCCTGGGCGGATTCTGGTTTGGCTGGATTTGGGAGGAGGCCGTGGACCCGTAGGGGAGGTCCTGGAAATTCAGTTCGCGGCTGAATTTCAGTTGGCTGTATTTTTTCAGGAGCATATATGCGGCGACCAAGCCATTGAAACCAAGAAAGCGCAGGGGCCTCCTGGAAGAAATGGCGCTCGGTGGCCATAGACTGTAGAAGCATAAAATTGACCGCTTAAGCGTCTATATGTGTAGGTAGCAGTAATAGTTCCAGATAGAATGCTCCACCTAGAAATTCCCCCTAGCACCATTACTGTCGCCGAGTTCTCGTCACCGACTTCCGCAAAACGCAAGAATCGCTGCCCTTGTTGTAATAAGAAACTGGGCCTAGTTGGTTTCACGTGTAAATGTGGCGATAATTTCTGCGCCGAACACCGCATGTCTGAGAGTCATAACTGCGGTTATAACTATCAGGACGAACACAAGAAGCGTCTTGAGACACAACTCGTGCGAGTAGTAGGAGAGAAGATTGATAAGATTTAGAATGTGTTAACTTGTTGAAGATAGAGCGCCACGATAGATGGAGACCAGCGACCCATGAGGCGCGTCTCTTTCGCATCATACCATCGGATGGCATCTTTTTCACGTTTATCTGCGCGGAGTTTTGCAAAATAGGCTGGGTGCTCGTTGAGCCACTTGAATTTCTCTTCTGCCGCGGCCAGAACTTGAGGGGACGCGACGGCTTGAAAGATATGATATTGGAAATAATGGTTCTTAGGATAGTCTGGCTCGCGACTCTGAACAACGAGACCCGTATAACGAAGATTGTGAATCTTGTCTACTTTGGATTCTTCGTGGACTTCACGTCTCACATTTTCAGCCATGAGTTGAATGAGCGGCGCTCCTTCGGGTTTGGCATCCTTCCCTTCCATTTGCCCCTTTGTTGGCTCCCACGCCTTTGTTTTAGGATCGGCGCCATAGCGCTTCACAACTAGGAAACGTTGAGGATCAAAGGGTGCGCCAGCCTCGTGAACAAAACACGCTGCGCGCAAGTATACACGCCATCCTTCAACTGGGTGTTCAACATAGAAATATCGTTTATGGGGAGCAAAGTCAAGCTTTGCTGCGCCACGGATGAGACCGGGCTCAAATACATTGAGTAAACCTCCTGGAGAAGTTGTCATACCCTAATTGCGGCGTCTAATTGTTTTTCGGGAAGAGCGGCGGTGTTTACGGGTCTTTCGCTTACCGCCGTAGGCAACTTTGAATATTTTGCTAGTGGGTGTTTTAGGATTTTTAGGAGGTTTACCATACGCGACGGGCTTTTGCTTTTTAGGAGTGGCCGCGTTGTATTTTAAATAATTTACTTGACCATGTTTTACAGTTACATTTCCTGTATTTCCAACGGGTACATTATATTCAGTGTTTACTTCCCATACATTTTCATTCTCGTTATTAGGACTATTCGGCATCTCTACTTTTACGCGAAAAATTGATTGTGCGGGGAGCGGAAGGATACGTACACCCAAATCAAAATGGCCCTTCGTCGTATTCAAAAGGAACTCAGTGACCTTCAGAAGGATGCGCCCGATAATTGTAGCGCGGGTCCTCGCGGTGACAATATGTATGTGTGGGATGCTGTAATTATGGGGCCGAGCGACTCTCCCTTTGCGGGAGGCATCTTCAAACTTGAAATTCACTTTAGCGTGGATTACCCGTTTAAGCCTTGTAAGGTAAATTTCATCTCGAGGATCTATCATCCAAATATCGCACCTAGTGGAGCAATTTGTCTAGACATTCTAAAAGACCAGTGGTCTCCTGCTCTTACAATTGCTAAGGTACTTCTTAGCATTTGTAGTCTTCTAACTGACCCTAATCCTAAAGATCCTCTTGTTCCTGATGTAGCCAATCAATATGTAAACGATAGGGAAACATATAACAGAACCGCAAGAGAGTGGACACTGCGTTATGCGAGTGGCGTATAACTACTTCTCAAATAAGAGCAGGTAACCATATTCAAATCCGAGCGGATTCAAATCTTGATATCCTATATACTTCCAACCCGCTCGTTTTCCCATTTGAACGATGGCTTCAATATTGGGCATATTAAATTCATGTTTTTGTCTCCGCACATGGCCGTTCTTGAAACGGAAGGTTTCATAAAATTCAGCTTTAGGGTCGGTCAACATAAATTCAGCCTCATAATCAAACTTATCAAACACAACTTTACTTTTACGAATGCGCTCATTGCTATACTTTTGGACGCTGAATCCTAAAAAGGGGCTCGCAGATTCCAGAATAGGGTCAAATTTATGTTTATTTACAACTTCTACTGCGAGTTTTCCACCTTGTTTAATCCAAAGATTCATGTGTCTGAAAAACTCTTCTTGGTCTTTGATATAATACAGTGTAAAATACATACAAACTGCGTGGGTAAATTCACCTGCCGCACATGCGGACGGATTGACGAGCGAGTCTTGGCGCCATCGTATGACCTGCTCTTGCTCTGGCTTGAGTTTTGCTCCTGGCAGGACTTTGGTTTCGGCGTGTTTTAGCATCGCAGGAGAATAGTCAATTCCCACACATCTTCCCACATCTTGCTTGGCAAATGAAATAGCAGCATGACCTGTTCCACAACCAGCATCTAATACAGACCACTCCTTAGTATTGGGGGATGATTTTTTCCAGATACTCGATAAAAGAGCAACCTTTGCTTGCGTGCGCTGAGTCTGTGCGCATAGCTGGTCATACACGCCCGCATAGAATTCATCATAAATTAATTGTGGATCAGCAGTCCATGTATAGAGCGTATTGTCCGTGCGCGGGATTTGCGTAACAGTGCCAACCGCATCTTCAAACCCTTCTGTGGTTGTTGTTTTATACCCTTGTAATTTATCAATGCCCAAATGAATTACATAATTTAGACATAAAAGGATTAATACCAACAAGACAGCCTTTTGGGGCCCAGACCACTCGGTCATCTCTGCTTGTGGCGGCGGGTTTTCGCTCCGTTTTTGGACCCCGCATGTTGGATTCTTCTACAGGTTTTTGCGCGCAAACTCTTAGAACAGCCACTTCTGTGCGTGGCGATGCGCTTACAGAGACCATAAAAGTTTGTGTTGCCCATCTTTTGTAAATCGCCATCCATGCCGCATCGTATAGCCCACAGCCACGCCATCGCAGAACGGCGGCTCTGCGTCACCTTTAAGAGAGAGCCAGCATGTGTTTTCCAAGCCTTTTTCCATTCCTTGAAGGGGAGCACGGCGGGGAGCGCATCCCAGAACTTGCGCAGAGCATCCTTGCGCTCTTTGGGTGTTAAAAGATTATAGCGGTTGCGTTCTGCAAGTGACACGGGTTTCACTTCTGGAGTATCTGGCATGGGTTTTGATGGACTGCTATCAGGATGATTGTCGGCAACTGAAAATAAAAAGTCCCAACCAGGAAATTCAGTGCGCGTACATCCTTGGCCTAGTTCCAGTTGATATTGATCCTTTACAGCATCGTATGGCGGGTCGGGAGGCAAGGTTTGTCCTTGGTCACGAAGTTTTTGGTTGACTAGATTATGAATTTTATAGAGCCATTCTGAATAGTCTTCCTGTTTCGTAGGAATGGGAAGTGTCTTATAATATTCTGATAAACTTGCGCGGCAAAATTTACAAGGGAGTACATAAGGCAACATTTGCCAAAATGTACGATTTGTATTTGCGTTTGGACCTTCGGCGATCATATGTAAGAGCCGCCATCCACTCGGCCCCCAAAATCGGGTGTCCATCTCCTATTATAAGGCACATGATTTATGAGTCTTATAATGGGTTTAATGTTAGTAGTATTTACATACCAAACCCAGTTACACCAAGAGGCGCCAAGTAAGGGCGCACCTGTTGTACGGGCGCATCCTCCGCCTTACACTTGACCACGGTGGGTGGGCACACTTGGCGGGGGCAGGGTGCGGGGGGCGCGCACTTGGTGGGCTCAGGGCACTTGACCTCGGGGCAGCGAGGGCGGGGGCAGGGCGGGCACTCACCCTTGGGCTTGGTACACTTGGAGCAATCCAGGATTGTGGGCACCGGTTTAGGCACAGAGCTCTTCAGCACGTAATTGCTCAAGTCTGGTACGGGAGGGCACTCAGTCTTCAGCATATACTTGCTCAGATCTGGTATTGCGGGGCAAGGAGGCACGGTAGACTTTAACACATACTTGCTCAGGTCAGGTTCGCGGCAAGGAGGGCAGGGGGCGCACACTGGGCGAGGCGCAGGGCAGCCGCAAGGCGCAGGTCTAGTACAAGAGCCGCACTTGGCCTGTAATTCGGCAACTGTATTGAAACCTTCGCGGGTCTTTGTGAAGGCCTTGCTCAGGATCATACCCAGAAGAACGCCAACGAGCAGCGTTAATCCTGGTATCACAATATCTACGGGTTTTGGCATCGGGACACCACTCTATAAAAGGGAATCATAAGAAGTTTATTCTCTCCATCCTTGCCAAGTTTGAGGAGGGCAGCCGACCGTTGTGGGCAAACCGGGGTCGGTCGTGGAATTGAGACGCGAGCACATCATTTGTGTGTAGCCCTTCCAACTGAACTCGCTGCTCACGACCGCATCATCTGGCATTGCGCCAAAATCCATAGGGTTCATACCGCGGCGACGAACCTGCTCCTTGATTTCTTGACTGCGCTGTTTCCAGTCCAGATTTCCAACCTTGGGTTCAGGGAGCATACGAGACATGGATGTGCCAGGGAGGCCCGCTTCATACCCCGTTGACGTGCGGTCAAGAGTGGCCTCGGCAATGCGTCCTACTAGCGCTGCTGTAGGATTCTGACCTACTACTTTTATATTGGATTGGATGGGCAGAGCGCCAGGGAGGCCAGGAGTTATAGGATACTCTTGCGGTTCCGTATCAAGAGCAGGACCACCCTTGGCAGCTTCCGCTTGTAACTTGAGCACATTAGGATTATCATACTTGAGTGACAGATTGACGCCCCAAGAAGCGCCCTCAAACAGATTACCCATGTAGCCTTTTACAATATTGTTAATTTGCTGCGCTTGCTCGGTGTCCTTGGGCGACATGCCGCCAGGAAACAGATTGGCGATAGCGGGAGGGAGACCTGTTTGATTTAGAACTTGGGGGAGAGGGTCAGACGGCTTACCCAGTAAAGGAAGCGCGCGCTCAATATCAGAACTAAAAATGGGCACTGTTTCAGGAGTCAAGGCACCGCTTTGTATTTGTTCAATCACTTGGTCCACATCATCCTTGATACGATTGAGCGTGCTCAAGCGTCCAACAATAACGGGGTCGGATGTTCCTGATGCGCCGAGGCGCGTGATTTCAACAACAACTTTTATTTGAAAATCTTGGAGTTCTTTGAGGGTGGCTCTTTTCTCGTCGGGCGCGGATGTGCTCGCTGGAGCACCAGCATCTTCAAATCCTTCTAGGGCTTGGGGCTGAATAGCGCCACTTGCCTCAAGATCGTGTAAAATATCGCGCAAGTATTGTAAGTTAGATTGAATATCGTCAAGTTGCTTGTTATTGATGCGGCTTGGCAATCCGGGGTTGCGCTCCATTACGCTTTGAACATTGATGAGTTCGCCCATATCGGCGCGGGCGCGCGTAAGAGGAATTTGGATGGCAGGGTCATTGCGCTGCTCAAGCATGAAGGCTTGGAATCCAAAAAAGGCCTGTAAATCTTCCTTCACGCCTAGCAGACGTATGTACTTGGCGGGTTCGGTAGAGGGGTCGCGGTAGGGGTTGGGTGTTTCCTTCGAGCGCTCAGGGGCTGGGGCTGAAGGCAGAGTCCCAGGAGCGGGAGGAGATGGTTGGACGTTGCCAATACCTGCTTCAGCAAGGTCTACAACCTTGGGCTGATTGATGGGGAGTTTACTGTAAAGCGCAGGGGGTGTGCCCGCATTTGTTTCTGTTAGAGTCATGCCCATGAGTGTTGTAAACCCCTCTGTTGGTTTCGCAAGGGCCAAAATAAGAATTATGACCAGAGCTATACAAAAATACAAAGCCTTTTGCATCGGGCCGGTGCTTTCCTAACTGGCCCAATGAGATTTTACGGAGACTTCTTACTTTGCTTTCTCACTTCAGGGTACATCCCCAGCAAGGAATCTTATCTTTACGAATATACTGACTCATATCAAACGGGGGCAATGGTTCCTCTGTAGAAACCTGTCCTTGCGCATAGGGGCAACCCTCGGACGCCGCAGAGCGGAACCAAGAGCCTTGCTGTAGCGCATCTGAATCCGCCTTTGGCGCGGGGGCGGGCTTAACAGGTTCTGTAGAACGTTCGGCAAGGTCCTTATTTACAGAGTCCTTGGGCCCCAACTTGACATCTTTCAATTGAGTTTTTATTTCATCGCGAATAGTGGACTTAATTTCTTTCAAATAGGCGGCAGAACCTGTTTCGGCGGCAAGCACTTCCTTGGGCTCTGTAACATTCGGCACATATGTGGGCCTTGTTTCGACTTGTACGGATTGAAGGGGTCCGTATGACATGAGGGTCTTGACAAGTTCTGAAAACTTCATTCCTGTGGGGGAAGCAGTTGTTATAGGCGGGATGACCTTTTCAGTTACGGTTACTGTAGTAGCCGCAGGTGTTGTAATAGAAGCTGGTGTGATAGGGGATGTGATTGTTCCTACAATTTTAGCCGCCAATGATTTTCCAGCAGGGAGATTACCCAGTCTCAGTTCAGGAATTGGCGCAGATTCTGTCTCAGGATTCATTGTAAAATTCGCGCCCGCAGCGGATATAGCATAATAGTATAAATCAGCACGTAAAATAGGAATATCATTCGGCTTCATACCACCCAAGCTTTTCTTCAAATCAGATAAACTTGTAAGTGTATTTCGTATGGTCGGCATATAATCTTCAACCATGCGCGTTCCACCACGTATTAATGCCGCCTTTTGTGAAATAACACCTGTAATATTTTGTATACGACTTGACAACATATCTAAATCAGATATATTTGCGGGGTCTGTAATTGAAGATTCACCTGTTAGACCAACACGTGTAGTGAAGAAATCCAAAACTAGATTCAAATCCTCAAGAGTTACAGATGGATTTTGTTTATAATCTTGTATTTGAATAGTATATTCTAGTTGAGGATAAGAATCATTTATAAAATTAATAAAGTTTCCAATATCCACTAGACGATAGCGAATACGCTTGTCTGCTGATTTTTCACCTTCTCTCTTAAATTTCTGGTAATTATTAATTAAATCTTGTATAACCTTATCAATTGCGGCTTGGACATTTTCCCTTGTCAAGGGTGTCCGTTGTGCGGCTTGAAAGGCCTCTTTTTTACTAAAAAAGTAATGAAGGAGTATAGCTGATAAGAATACTAACACTAAAACGAGTACATTAGCATAGGCCATCGTACTCCCTCTCTAGTAAAGTTTGCTAAAATTGGAGCACTCTTGTGCGATTCTAGAGCAAACCCAAAATGCTAAAAGTGCGATTTCAATCCGATGCGAAAGTAGAAATCGGGGTAGATGAGGCCGGTCGTGGGCCTCTATGGGGACCTCTCATGGCAGCGGCGGTGATTCTTCCAGACGAGTCTTCATGGTCGGAATCATTCAAAGCGCTTGTTCCAAACATCAAAGATAGTAAAAAGCTTTCTGCGAAAAAGAGAGAAGCGGCGGCAAAACAACTCCAAGAGCTGTGCGTTGCGCACGGGGTAGGTATTGTAACTGCAGCAGAAATTGATACTCTTGGTGCCACGAGAGCCAATCAACTCGCATTTCGGAGAGCTGTTCAAGCTCTAGAAGATTCGTATAAGGAACTTGATGAAAAACGTATTCTTATTGATGGGATTCTACGACTCAATGACCAGAAGCCTGGGGAGGAAATTCATATCCTTGTGGAAGGCGATGCCAACTATATGTCTATTGCTGGGGCAAGTATTCTTGCCAAAGTGACGCATGATAAATGGGTTACAGACTGGTGTAAGGAGAATATCGCCGCCGCGGCAAAATATGATTTGCTGAGCTGTAAAGGGTATGGAACTGCGAAACATCGCGAGGGAATTCTAAAATATGGTTATACGGACCTTCATAGAAGGCTCTATCTTCGGAAACTAATACCTGATATTGTTGTATCGAGGTATCAGATTGTTAATGAAGAAGAGGATTCAAACTAGTATTCCAGTTTAGTACTTGCGGGCACCCTTGCGTCCCTTGCGGCTCTTGCGGGAGCCCTTGCGTCCCTTGCGGCGCTTGCCACCCTCCTGCTTGCGGCTCTTGCGGCTGCCCTTGCGGCTCTTGCGAGAGCTCTTACGGCTCTTACGGCTCTTGCGGGAGCCCTTGCGACGCTTGCCGCCTACCAGGTTGTTGCGGCGGCTCTTGCGGCTGCCCTTGCGGCTCTTGCGGGAGCCCTTGCGGCTGCCACGGCGGCGCTTGCCACCCACCATGCCAGCATTGTTGCGGCGGGTGCTGCGGCGGCTCTTGCGGCTGCTGCGGTTCTTGCGGCTGCGGCGGCCACCTTCCATCTTGCGGTTCTTGCGCTCGGCGGGGGCAGGGGAGCTCATGAAGTTTTCCATGTCTTTCTATACTTGGACTAGACATTTTTTAACGCGAGGCCCCCTGAATCCAACCATCTAAAAGAGCACAATCCACCGCCCACTGACGATGGGTTTTTTCGGGAGGAGTAAAATGCCCCTGCCCACGCTCCACAATACAGAGTTTTGGCGCAGAGTCCGCAGAATCATGAGACCGAAGACGTCTGATCCATTTTACAGATTCGTACGCATAGACCTGACTGTCATTTTCGGCTGTTCGGGTTAATACGAACACTTTGGGAGACGCAATCGCTGCCGCCGAATCTGCCGGGCTCATTAAACCGATGCTTATAAAGTCCTCAAGACGCTTCAGAGGGTTACCAAACTCATCATATTCTAAAACCGTCAAGGGAAGACTAGGATTTGTTGTGGTACGCAACACATCCACGTAGGGAACTTCCGTATACACTGCTCCCATCAAGGAACCGTCCGGGGAATTGGCAAGTGTGGCGCCCATAAGAAGTCCACCCGCCGAACGACCATAAATAGCAGTCTTCTTTGAAGAAATGTTCAACGCTTTTTGAGCCGAGCGTATAAGGGCTTCAAAATCTTCTATTGTTTTTTGTCTTCCTTCACGCCGCCCTGCCTTTCCCCATTCTTCTGTGTGGTCTCCACCGCCTCTTACAAATGTGTATCCAATAGCCCATCCATTGCGCACAAGAGGCGCCCAGCGTTTTAAAACGGATGGAACGGCCGTTTCAATTCCATATGCGCCATATCCTATCATTAAGAGTTTTTCAGGTACTGTATTTCCTAAATGTGTCAAAATGCCATATACGCCAGTGCCATCTTTAGAAGTTGCTGAATAACGTTTTATTACGACTCCTGTGGGTTGGACTGGATTTACAGGTTCTGGATTTCCAGCTGAATTCAGTCTGTAAAAGGCGGTGCGGTCTGGGGCGACAAGGCGGATGAGGCAATCTGTATTTCCAGCATAGGCTGAAAATGGATCAATCAATAGCTGGCCCGCTGGAATTTCCAGGAGGCGTTTTGGCGGAGCGGTTGTAGAACATTTCCAGAGTATTTTGGTTCCATAACGCTTTGTTAGAAGCAATTTTAGTCTAGGCCAAATAAACTCAGTTCCATACTCCCCATAGGGTCTGTGCCATGCCGAGGGGATTTCATGACGAACTGTTTTTTTCAGACCCTTTTCAGTCACCTCCCAGAATTCAGTTTCCTGGGACCAGTCCTTGATCAATACAATGCGCCCATCTGGCTGTTTTTCCAGACTGAGATTCACTTCTGGATTTTTTTCAGTATAGAGCAGCGTAGGATTCTTTCCAGTAGCCGCATCACATACCCATAATTCATGATAAATCAACTTGTTTCTGACACCCAAATAATACAGCTTGCTGCCTTGTAAAGCAACATCGGGTCCCACAGGCCCCTTTTTCCAGGAAAGAGTGTCCTTTTTCCAGCATTCCAACTGAAATGATTCTGCGCCTTTTCCAGTATCGCGCGCACACCATACTGTTTTATCTTTACAGACCAAATCACGAACTGTATGCTCTTTATCGTTAAGTTTCCAGACTTTGGTGAATTGGCTGATCCATTCAATTGTTACTGGTCCACACTCAAATGGAATACTATCTGCCATCTCGCTAGCGGATTTGAATTGCGCCAAAAAAGGGGCAATGCGACGCTGAATTTCCGGTTTTTCAAGTTGTTTATTGACGTGGTCGGCCTCTTGTTTTAATACGGACAGCCATCGTAGTCCCGTCATTTCTTCCATCCATGCGTCTGGATCTTTCCAGGACGCAAACGGCGTATGCCGAATCATCCCTCTCCTAACCGAGGAGGCGCTTAAACATATGATTTTGTATTCAAACAAATGCCGGGCGCATCAGCATTACAAGTTACTCTAGTTTTTGACAAGACGATTTCAGAAGTAGCAAAAGTCGCAAAGCAAATTGCGGACGCTCTTCCTGCCATTGGGCGTGAAGTCGGTCATCGCGTTGCGCCCGTAAAACTTCTTGATGGTCGCGAGCCCCCCGTTATCTGCGACATTTGTATCCACATTCACGTGCCCTACGCGGTATGGTTTCCCTGGGCTAGAACAAATGTGATTGTTGTAAATCCTGCCACGTGGAATCACAAGGCCTGGGCGAGTTATCTGGATTCCTTTGACGTCGCCAAGTTTGACGATGAGGACGCTAGAGATATGTTTCTTGCGTTTGGCGACACTCAACCTCGTTCCCATGTAACCCTTCTTGGAGATATGCTGAAAGAGTGTGGGGAGACAGCGCGCGAGCCTCTGCCCAAACACATGCCCCCTCTACTGAACCCTCAAGACTGCCCTCCCATAAGTGTAATTACGCTTGTCTATAACCGACCCAAGTTTATTGAAAATGCGTGTCTGAATCTTCTGAGCAGCGATTATCCTCGCGAGAAGATTGAATGGGTTGTCGTGGACGATTCGGATCCTGATAAGAGCCCAAGCGACCGCGTATTACAATTTGCCGAAAAGTTTGCTCCTGGCATCGTGACATATGTCCCACTTGTCAAGAAGCGCTCTATTGGCTTCAAGCGCAATCTGGCTATTGAGCGAGCCAAGCACAATGTGCTTGTGATGATGGATGATGATGACCACTATCCCACCACAAGTTTCCGTAGACGCGCGGCCTATCTGCTCAAAGGGCGCCAGCAATTTGATTGCGCAGCGTGTACTACAATTGCGATGTATGATCTGCGCAACGGCACGAGTGCCGTGAATGTGCCGCCGTATACTCTGCCCCTGTCGCAGCGTGTAAGCGAGGCTTCTATGGTCTTTACACGCAACTTTTGGAATCAGCGCAAGTTTGAAGATGTGAGCATGGCCGAGGGCGAGACCTTCTTGAGCGGGCGTGAGTCCCAGGTTGTAGAAATGCCGCCCCAACAAATGATTGTGGCCTTGAATCACGGTCAAAATATAAGCACGCGCGCGATGCCAGATGCGAAGCCCTCTTGCTTCTGGGGATTTCCTCGCCCTCTTTTGGAGTTTCTCCACGGTCTAATCGGCATCAAGGTTGAGGAGGCCTAGGTTCTACGTCTTGATAGTTTGGTTTTCTTAGAGTTGGAACGCTTCAGAGTTTTGCGTCGTAGTTTTCCACCAGCTTGCGATGGCAGATTTACTTGAGGCAGATTTACTTGAGGAAGCGTAACTGTAGGCTTGAGTTTATCGACCATAGCATCCGCCAAGGACGCAGGTTGATTGGCGCACGCTTTCGCAAATCCTTCATCGGTTGTAGGAATATTTAATAATTCAAATACAACACGAATGACTGGAATCTCCAAAGCAGGTTTCATTGCTTCCTTGAAAGCAGGTGAGCAATAGACCTCTGGTTGATGAAGAATCGTCTGGAAATTCTGTATATCATCAAAACTTGGTAGCTTATCCAAAGGAATGCGGGGGAATTCCACCTTGGCGCCAATTGCTGCCACACTGGCTTGGGCTTGTTGCTCAACCGCCGCAATCTTTTTATTCAATTCTTCTAGAGGTTGCTTCGCAGTCTCCATAAGTTGATTTATTGCGTCGCGGACATAGGACGGGCTGACGACGCTTGCCATCCAGAGCCATGCGCCAAGTATCATAGATTTGCCACCCGCAAACAAGTCGGATTCAATGCGCTGCTGAATATCTGGCGCCATGAAATTATAGACCCATCTCGCGGTTTTTCCAACCATACCATACACCATCCACGATGAACTGAAAACACCCATGAAGGTCATAACACCGTCTTTCCAGTTTCCTCGCAAGACATCAAAAATAGATAAAACAAGTGACAAGATTTGACGAAGAATGGAAACGTCAAAAAAATGGTTGCTTACAAGAAGGCGGCACGTTTCAAGAACAGCATTTATCATTAGAAGAATCATATTTACGGGAACTGGAATTTCAGTTGGAAGATAGGGTGGGAAGGGGCCAATAGGCACATCGCCACTGGGGTATTTCGATTTTACAATTGCGACGGGGCCAAGGATTTGACTCAATTGACGGTTCTTTTCGTCTATAGCGGCAATGTACTGTTTTACAGAATCGGCAATTTCATCAATACTAAAATTCAAATCGGGCATTGCGGGTTTTACAAAAGAACTGTCTGCTGTGAATTTCAGATCCCCATTGGCCAAACCACCGCCCGTTTGTGCCGCAAGAGGAAGAGTTTCAGATAGGACCGTCGCTTCTTCTGGCAGCCACAAGGGGTTCCCTTCCGCATTTACAACTTCGGTGGCCCAATTTGGTGAGCCCTTTTTATAAGACAAAAATGTTCGGCTCAGCCCATCCATAGCTTTAAAAATAGATTCTGATACACCAGATTCATGTGTTTTCAAATACTGTTTGACTTTATCAATTTGACGTAATACTTCCCCCTGACTTACAGGAATAGTCGCCATCCTACTGGGACAATTGAACTTTTACAAGGCTCAGTACACCGCAGCATTAACTGCTACACATCAGACAGCCCGTTCCATCCGCGGCCGCCTTGTTGGCCTTCTCTTGCTCTTCTTCATACTCGCGAGCCAGACGCTCTAGACGCTCTGCCCGAGTTTCAGAGCGTGTCAGACTGTGCTGGATGGAATCGGAAGACTGTTTCGTAATAGCCACAGACGGCGTACTCAGGAATTTAGGGTCAATTGTGAATTTCTGTGCGGCGACGGCGGCCTTGGTGCGCAGATAGTAGCAGCCAGTCTTCAGGCCCTTCTTCCACGCGTAGAAGTGCATGCTCGTCAGTTTCGCATAGGACGGGTCGGCCACAAAGAGATTGAGGCTCTGGCTCTGACAGATGAATGCGCCACGGGCGGCCGCGTGGTCAATGAGGGTGCGCATCTTGAGTTCCCAGCCGGTCCTGTAAAGGTCCTGAATGTCCTGCGGCATTCCAGGAATACCCTGAACAGAACCGTTGCGCGCAATAATCATCTGCTTCATATCATCATTCCAGAGACCACGTTCCACAAGGTCCTTGAGGAGATACTTGTTGACTACAATGAATTCACCAGCAAGAGTGCGGCGAGTATAAATGTTGCTGGTGAAGGGTTCAAAGCACTCATTGTAGCCCAGAATCTGGCTTGTAGAAGCGGTCGGCATCGGCGCGAGCAGAAGAGAGTTGCGCATACCATATTTCTGGACGTTTTCACGCAGGGTCTTCCAGTCCAGAGTGCCATCGGTCTGCGTCAGGGGCGTCACGCCCCACAGGTCTGGCTGTAGGAGTCCCTTGCTGGCGGGAGAGCCCTTGAAAGTTTCATAGGAGCCGTTGGAGTCAAAGTGTGCGATGCGCATAGATTCCTCCACCGCGGCAAAGTACATGTGCTCAAAGATGCGCTGGTTGAGGTCCGCAGCGCCATCACTGTCCCACGGCAGTCGCAGCATCGCAAACACATCCGCTAGACCCTGAATGCCAAGACCAACAGGGCGGTGGCGCATATTGGAGCGTTCCGTTTCAGGAGTGGGGTAGTAGTTGATATCAATCACACGATTCAGATTACGAATAACGGTGGCCGTTACTTCACGCAGCTTCACAAAGTTAAATGTCCCAGAAGTCTGGTCTACAAAGGCGGGGAGACCAATAGAAGCCAGGTTACAAACGGCTGTTTCTTTAGAATCAGAGTATTGGATGATTTCAGTACAATTTCCAGTTAGAACGCCATTAAAGATACCAGCATGATTCATGGGTTCATTGAAACAATAGGTATCATCAACACGACCCAAATCAGCAACGGATTCTACAGTTACGAACTGTTCAGCATTTCTTTGAGGCTTACGCGTGTTAAATTGTAGACGGTACGTTTCAAGGCCTAGATTCGCCAGACGGTAAAGACCGCTTGAACTAATTAGCAGTCTCCAAATAGTTTGACATTCATACTCTTTCATACCGCCACGACCATCTGGCAGTGGCCTCACACAATGTTCTCTGCTCTTTGCGACTTTTGCAGCTACTCCAAGTGTCATAAGCATTAGGCGAATATTTTCAAGAAATGGTAGATTAATTGAGGCAATTTGTACAGATTCATTATCACCATTCCTACAAATTGAGCCATCAGAATCTATGAGTCCAGCAAGCCATTCAAGGCGGCATTTAATAGACGCATTCATAGGAACATAGAATTTTTCCTCAAGTTCATCAGGTAGTACAGTATTGATGCGCCCCATCGCATCTTCCTTATATGAAGAAGAATGAATAATGATATGTTCAATCAGTAGTTTCTTTTCACCATATAGTGATAGAAGCTTTTTCCCCTTATAACTACAGCCATCGCCACAGAAGAATCCATGAGTATAAGGATATAGAATATTTTCATCAGGATTACCTTCAACAATAGGAAGTTCATGTTTAGCAAGTTTCATTCCTGGCTGTAGTTCGCTCGCTGCGATGCGCTCTGCCTTATCGAGCGGGCCCTTATCATTATAACTATCACGAATAATGAATTTATGATAGGGAGTACAATTCAAGGATGCACCATTACTAAGATTTACATTAATTAGTCGCTGTGCTTTACCAGTTTTACGTACAGTTGTAGTAGACCATTCTGTTCCATTCCATACACGAACACTCTGGTTCTCTAGAGTATGAATCTCTTGATGGCCTTTATCCGTAAGAATTAGTGTCTCAGGGGCCACACAAAGGTTTGAAGATTTAATAGTACCAAGATTCTTCTGATTACTCTTGGCATTCGCGGGGTCCTTGTAAAGCAGATAGGGCGTACCCGTTTCCATCTGAGTATCTAGAATATGAAACCATAGCTTTTGTGCCTTGATAGTTTTCCGCCCGCGGCCTTCGCGTTCATACTGAGTGTAGAGGGTCTCAAACTCATCTCCATAGACATCCGCAAGACCAGGTGCCTCTACGGGACAGAAGAGAGTCCAGTCCTCGTCGGCTTCCACACGCTTCATAAAGAGGTCCGAAATCCACATCGCATAGAAGAGATCTCGTGCCCTCTCTTCTTCAGAACCGCTGTTGAGTTTGAGGCGCAGAAAGTCCTCTACATCTGCGTGCCAAGGCTCCAGATAAATCGCAAAGGAACCATTACGTCTTCCCCCACCTTGATCAACATAGCGCGCAGTACTATTAAATACGCGAAGCATAGGAATTAGACCATTGCTTGTACCATTCGTTCCACGAATAATAGTTCCCTTGGCACGAATGTTATGGCAATGAAGACCAATGCCACCCGCATATTTACTAATCTTCGCGCAGTCACTTAGAGTCTTATAAATCCCACCGATACTGTCATCAGACATGGCAAGAAGGAAACAAGAACTCAGCTGAGAGTGTTTAGTGCCAGCATTAAAGAGCGTAGGAGTTGCGTGAGTAAAGTATTTCTGGCTCATCAGGTCATAGGTTTCAAACGCGCGGTCAAGGTCGTTGGACCACAGAGCAAGAGACACGCGCATCCACATGTGCTGAGGGCGCTCCAGAACACGTCCACTCGTATCCTTTAGCAGATAGGCGCGCTCAAGAGTCTTGAAGCCAAAGTAATCAAATACATAATCGCGGTCGTGGTTGATGCGAGCGTCAATTTCAGGACCATGCTCCAGCACAAGAGTATGAAGTTCTTCGTTGATGTAGGACACGGGCTCGCCAGTCTTGGGCGCCTTTTGCTTGAAGAGTTGCTTCATAACATTTGTAAAGGACGGGTCCGTATTCTTTTGATGATTGCTGATTGTAATACGCGCTGCGAGGCTTCCATAATCCGGATGGACGGTGGAGAGGCTCGCGGCGAGTTGGCTCGTAAGCTCATCAAGCTCCGCGGTCTTGACACCATCATAAATCTGTGCGAGGATTTTCTGCGCAACGAGCGTCGGATGAACGGCGAGGCCTTCAGAGGCGCGACGCACGCGCTCAAGGACCTTGTCAAAACTCACATCTTCGCTGCGTCCGTCGCGCTTGATGACCTGCATGCTAAACTGGTTTGAGAATGCCATTTGGATGGTATGTGCGCACGGTCTTGCCGCTTTTCTGCGGCCTTTGTTGGGCCAATTTTTTAGCGGCTACATTGAAAAATACAGATTCATAAAGTTTTAATCAATACTTAATAATAATTTAACTTCTGATAATCTTGTACTTGCGCTTCGGCTTGGATTCGGTTGGAGGCGGTAGTGGCGATAGCCCGTCAATATACTTCTTGAATCCTTGCGCGACGGCTTGGACGAGATTTGGCGGGGCGGCATTTCCAACCTGGACGATTTGTTCCTTCACGTTTCCGCAGAGTTTGAAATCTGCTGGAAATCCCTGGATTTGTTTGAGCTCGTCTGGAAGCAGACAGCGCGCATAGGCGGTTCCATCTGGCTTTCTCAGTCCAACAAGAAGGCGAGGCTGATGATCATATGTACAGATGATAGTCTTGCTGGGTTTGGCAAGGTCCAGAATTTCTGAATGAATGGGAGAATCACGCTTTCCGCAAGATAGGAGGCGGTCATAGGTCTTCTCTTGATAGGTCTCATCAAATGTTGTGGCCTTGAGCGTCACATAGGGATGCGGCATTCCAGTAGGCTCCGCATCCTGGGCTACTGGAATTGCGACAGTCTCAAAGTGCGGCGGCACCGCGCGGGAATCCAGTTTCAGTGCGCCCTCAAGGGTCGGCTGAACAAAGGAATTCAGTTTCGGAACTGTTTGCTGCGCTCCCCAGGCTTGGACGGCCGCCCAGAAACTCGCTGTATCAAATTCAGGAAACTGGGCTGTTTTCCAGCCCGCAATGAGGAGACGTTTGCGGCTCTGCGGGACGCCAAATTCAGTCGCTTCCAGGATTTGATACGAGATGCTGTAACCAATTTCAGCAAAGGCTTGGCGGATGGCTTCAATTACCATGGGGTCTTCTTCGCGAGGTCCTGATTTCATAGCAAGAAGGCCGCTCACATTTTCTCCAATTAGAAATGGCGGTTGCGTGATTTTCACGACGCGGACAAATTGCTTGTAGAGTTGATTACGTGGGTCATTAACATCCTTCTTACCCGCTTTGCTGTACCCTTGGCAATTAAAGCCAGCAAAGACAATTTGTACTTGACCCTTGTATGGTTCAAACACAGAATCAGGAAGTTTTGTAATATCCCCTATGTTCTTATTTGGCTCATTAAGAGGAATAGAAGAAGGAAAGTTCGCAAGATGTGAATTCACGGGGGCCAATTTAAATTCATTAAATGCGACTACTTTAAAGCCGGCTCGCTCAAGCCCGAGCGTGTCTCCACCGCATCCTGAAAAGAGAGAAATTGCGGCGAGGTCAGTCATTCTAGTTTGCTCTATCACTGCAGTCTTAAGTGCAGTAGGGGGGCGGGATCACCGCCAATTTTATAGAATCTCAAAGTAGATGAAGGTTAGTACTATATTAATACTCTTTATGGTCCTTGCGGTGTTGATGGCCATATCCCAGATTCAACTTTTAAATACATGGCCTATCGTAAGGCCACGTTTGAATGCGACGTGGCCCATGTATCCTGGCGCCAAGGAAGGGTTTGTTGGAAATATGGGGCTCGTTTCTGCGCAGGGAATCACAACACCTGAATTAAAAACGTGGCTGCCCTCTCCCGAGAGTGTTACGCGCTCCAGTGATGGAGGCGCAGCGGAATCCTATTCCATGCTAGACTCTGCGGGCAAATACGAGGCCGGTATTGGTAAACCATTCCAGAGTTATGACTTACTTCCTGGAGGCAAGCCAGAGCCCCGTGTGGCGCGTGGCCCCACCGCCGAGGGCTGCTACAACGTGGACTGGTCCAGAACATTGGAACCTGGAGGCTCCTATCGTCAAATGACTAACAATTATCAGCACAAGTATCCTGATTCTTGTTCGGCGCCAAATCATGATCTCGTGCTTGATTTTTACAAGGAAACACCCATGGGCCCTCCTGGTGAGTAGAGTCACAGTAAGTATACTATATTATTTTCCGTATTATATAGAAAATAATATAAGTATTTATTTATAAGTTATCTACTTACGTAAATGCCCATGTGGCTTTGCTTTTGCCAAACGACGAACATTTGGATTACATCTTGATTGTGCGTTATAAAACGCCTCCTGTGCTTGTTCAGATATCTCTAGTTTTGATGCTATCCTCATAAGTTCATCTATACAACCTGTTTGAATAGAATCGCTATAGACTACACATTTGGATTGAGCACATTCTGGATAATTTGTTTGTATACAAGAATTTTTTTCATATCCGCAATACGACCAACAATTTTCCATATTTTGATAGCAGGGCTCCCAATTCGCATTATATCCATATCCTTTTTGGAGTTGTAATTCTCTATTCAATGAAGAAGTCCATATTGATGTGCTATAATCTTCTTCACCACCTCCACTAAATGATTTGCAATCTGTTTGACAATTATACTCATCCTCTCCATTCGCTGTCTCACACTTTCCATTATTATTACATCCATAGGGGCAATCACTTGGACATCCCTCTTGATTCTCTCCCTCCTCACATATACCATTACTATTACACTGGGTTGATCCTCCGCCACCTGGTCCATCTTCACATCGTCCGTTGCCTAGATTCTGTAGAGGGCTAGGGCAAGCACATTCCGCTCCAGTCCAATAGGATCCTTGAAGATCACTCTCACAGTGAGACCCTGGCTGAGGATATTCACATGCGCCATACGGTCCCATCCACCCTCCTGGGCATAGGTTGTTTCCTCCACTATTACCTGAGCAATCTTCACAATTTCCATAGGCTTCTCCCCTCCCAGGCTCACATATCGCATTGGAGTTACATCCACAATCGTTACCGCATGTATCCACTGTTTCCCCACGCTCGCTTTGGCATGTTCCATCATAGTTACAACCACAATCGCTGGAGCAAAAATCCGCATTTTCTCCATTATCACAGATTCCATTGTTATTACAGCCGCCCCCTCCACCAGAATCAGGACAGATGCCATTTGTACTACATACACTTCCTGAACAACAAGATTCGCCCAAGTTACAATATCCTCCCCCACATTGATTTCCTTCTTGTGGGCAACTTCCATCTGAATTCGCACATACTTGATTTCCATAGTATGAACAACACGTTAGTATTCCTTCAGAACATAGATTGCCACCACAACCTATAGCATTACTACCGCCACCTCCTCCACTATCACTCCCGCTGCAATCCTGTGGGCACGTATTTTCATCCTCACCTTGGTCAAGCTCACATATACTATTGCCATTACATCCAGCTGGACAGTCTCCTGGACATGTGTGGATATTTTCTCCTGCCGCTGTATCACAGACGCCATCCTGTACACAGATACAGTCATTAGGACAGTTCTCATGAGACTCTGTTCTTTCATCGCATATACCATCCTCTACACATTTATTACAATCATTGGAACACTCCGCATAGGATTCATGTTCATCACATGTACCATCATTATTACAGATTTCACATCCAACCGTCTGTCCTTGTTCGTACGCAAGTTTACCATCTTCACCATTTAGTATATCTATATTATTCATAATAACATATTGACATTCACTGGCAAATTCTAGATACTCCTCTGCGCCTTCGCGAGCCCTACAGACATTCGTACCACACTCAGAATACGCGCTATCTGAATCCTCTTTGATCATCCTACAATTATAATACCCCCTGTCAAGTGTACCTTGACAAGTATCAAAGTTTGCACTTCTATAGCCACCACTCAAGACAAGATTCTGATTCCATTTAATAGGCATATCCATCCAGCCCCAACATCCCCAGTTTCGCATTATAGTCGCCTCTCTCTTAACACTCCAAAGTGTGCCTTCAAAACCATTGACATAGTCATAACAATATTGAAAATTAGAAGAGGGTTGTTCATATGCAGACATACAACCTTGATAAGCACATTGCATCCATGTACTCGCAACTACATCAAATTCATACTCACATTGTTGCAGGTCATGATTAAACACTTCAAAGCATGGCAACCAATCTGCTAAAGAAAACGATACTGGAATAGATGTTGTTCCATGAGGGTCAAGATAGCGCACATCAATGATTGGGCCATTGGATGGTCTGGGTGTAGGAGAGGATGTTGTTGATACACTTGGTGTTTCAGATGGGGTTGGGGTAGGACTGATAGTAATTGAAGTAGAGGGTGTAGGCGTAATAGATGAAGTTGGAGACACGGTTAGTGTAGTTGTAGTAGACGGGGTTGGGGTAATAGATGGTGTAGGGGATACTGTTAGTGTAGTTGTAGTAGATGGGGTTGGGGTAATAGATGGTGTAGGTGATACTGTTCGTGTGTTTGTGGTGGAAGATGTGGGGGTAATAGATGAAGTTGGAACTAATCAAGGGATTTTGGTC